TTTTTCAGTTCCACTAGATCATTTACCATATTATTTATTCCTTATTATTTATTCCTCACAGTTCCAACTAGAAATTGTTTAAAAAAGATGTCTAATAGCAAGAGTAATTATGGTCGCTGCCGCCCCACCAGCTAACGCCGCCATGGCTGCTACTTTACCTTTAGCAACCCATACCTCTTTACTAACCGGAGTTAATTTAGTGTCCACATGTTCCTTAAGATTACTAATTTTAGTATCCAATGATTCAGACGCCGTTTTATCTTTTTCTAGATTCCAAAGTTTATGCTTTGTAATCTCATCGTTGAGTAATTTAATCTCTTTTGACAGTAAGATTATATCTTCTTTGTGGCTATTCTTTATTTTTTCGTACTCTAACACAACAAAATTTTTGTATTCTTCTCGAAGCTTATAAAATTCTTCATTGATTTTATTAAACCTATTATTAATAGCCTCCTTACCACTATAAACCTCAGCCGAAAGCTTCTCTATACTATTAAAAATATGCTGAATCCATGCTTGCCTAAGTTTTAAAGTCGCTTCTTCGTCTGTATCTACTATGACACTATTTTTAATAAGCTTACTCGGCATCCACCACCTCTTGATTCAATTTTCTGCCACATAATGGGCAATATTTTATTTTTATACCATAAGTTGATTTCACTGTGCGACCGTTTATCGTACTAAAATCGGTCCAAGATATCACCCATCCATATTTACTATCCTTCTTAAAAATAGAAGGATGGTGGTGGTGGATGTCTTCCCAATCATCGCATACACAAAAACTTTGCATTAGGTACCTTCACTAAACTAATATATTCCCCCTGAGTTTAGAGCCCTGATAAGGCATCGAGAAGTCATGTTTTCCACCAAAAGATCTCCAACCCTCAATTGGCATATAGACTTTAACATCCGCTTCTGCTTGTTTTGTATCAGAAGTATCAGACTTCGGCACACTAAAAAAAGCACCACTATCTTTGGCCATACCTAATCTAATGAACTGGTCATCTCGTACTTTTTTAACTGTGGAACCCTCTAAGTACGGATTCTCATCTCGTTCTGCATATTGCCATTCTGGAATAATAGAAGCCCAATGTGACGACGCTTCTTTTTCTACAAATCCTTGAGTAGTTCTAGTATAATCGTTTCCTTTCCTTAATCCTACATACGAAGCATTAAAGTCAGAAATCTTCATATCAGCACTACGAGTTTGTACCCCTACTCCTAATGTAGTGTCATCTACACCAGATTTAGGAATTTGAAAAAAATCATATTCATTTCCGTTTGCCATCTTGTTATTCTCCTTAGAATTTTTATTGGGTAGGATTAATACCCATCTATAAGTATTATACCACAAAAATTCTATTTTATTAAATTATTTTTTACTGTTTTAAAACAAAATCATAAACTCTAACTCGCAAGTCACTGTTTTCTAACAAATACTTAGCAGTTTCATCGTAAAACTTTAAGTTCACTGTAACTATTTCTTTTACTCCAGAATTTATAATCTCCACTAGACAAGGGCTACAAGGAATACCACAAGTCATATACATAGTAGTATCCTTAGTAGCAATTCCAAGCCTACCAGCATTAATTAAACTATTTCTTTCTGCATGTCCAGCTGGACAAATTTCCAATCCCTCACCAGATTTAAACCCGATTATATGTCTAGGGCATTTACCTTTAATTTCTTTATCAACAGTATACTTACTATACTTTTTAAAGAAACTAGGATCATTACCCCATCTAATATCACATGGTGGAACTCCCCTTGGGGGTCCATTATAACCAGCACTAATAACAACTTTATCCTTAACAAGGATGGCACCTATCTGTCTGGAATAACATTTAGAATTTTTTGCTGCTTGTTTACATATATTATAGTAATACTCATCCCAACTATCTACGAGATCGCCTACATCTTCTGTAAAATCAAGCATTGAAGGGTCTTTCATAACACCATCGTCATCTAAATCATACCCGGCGTGTAAATAAGATCTTTCTACTGCTCTAAGTAATACATCTTCTTTAGTTGTTAAATACTTATTTATACTCGGAGCTCCTATATTAGCCATACTAATAATAACTAAGGATAGAATAAATTTATCTCGCTCATCAAAATATCTTACACATGTATTCGCTTTTTTCTTGAAGAAAGTATATGTCTCGCCTATGACATGAGTAGTTTTTAAAATATTAATCAGATTTAAATATTCTATAGTACCCTTATTTTTTAACAATGTATCAGATATATAACCACTAAGATTATCAGCACATTGTTTCTTATTAAATATTTTTTTAAAATCAGAGTCAAACTGTTCATCCAGAAACATAGTAGTTATTACTTTACTCATTAACTATAACCCCTTTCTGTGCTTTATTCTTTATTACTATAGCCGCTCCATAATCAGTTTCATTATCTAGTTTACTCTCATCCGCTAAAAGAATGATTCTTCTATTTGTATGACAATGAGCACAAGTAAGTTCAACCACTATTGCCTCTTCATTACCCAAAGGACGAATCAAACATACTCCTTTTGCTCCACAAGCGCAACTATAATAAATAGAATGCTTTTTGTACTCTAATACATTTAACATATTGTCACCCTTCTATAATAATTTGTAACTTTTTCTGTGAAAAACGCTGGGGCCATAAAGTTTAATTGCCTCTCTATGCTTCTCAGTCAAATACCCTTTATTGTGCTTCCAATCATAAATAGGGAGAGATTTATCTAGCTTATATAAAATCTTATCTCTATAAACTTTAGCCATAATAGATGCCGCTGCTATAGATAGAACCATAGTATCACCCTTGATAATTTGTTCATGTGGCGTACCATCTTTTAAAATATCATCAGTTTTAAAGTCACCATCAATAAGAACATAACTTGCTCTAAATGGCATTCTGGATACGGCTTCTACTATAGCCAGTTTTGTTGCCTCTAAGATATTTATTTCATCTATTACTTCATTGCTTACAGTAAATACACTACAATCACAACAATCTAAAATAAGATTATAACATTCATTACGTTTTTTTTCAGAAAGTTTCTTAGAGTCTTTTACAAGACCATGTAGCTTATCTACAGAATTATAGGGTATTCTTACTGCTCCGACAGAAACTGGCCCTACCGCCGAACCACGTCCAGCTTCATCTACTCCCACTATGTAGTCAAAACCCTTAGCATGAAGTTCAGCTTCTCTACTAAATGTAGGATATGTATTAGTTTTTTTAGACATGTCTATTCTTCCGATGCAGTAGTTTTAAATGCGTCTAAATTACCAGTCAGTGGATGTTTTTCTGTTCCATGTTGGTTTTTAAGTTTTTCTAATTTAGCAAGTTTCCTTGCCTTATGCCTCAACTCTTTAGCAATACTTGGATGAGGAACTCGTGTTGAGGGTATTGGAGTACCAGTCTTTACTTTTAAGTCTTCATTGCGTTTATACAAATCGCACTTACGTTTTTTATTAGCAGATACCGACACTTTTTTAATTTTACACTTACCATCATCATAACTTATACAATAAACACACCTAACATTTTTCATAGTAATCCCCCTCTATCTATTTTGAATACCTAAGTGTCTTTTAACTTCTGTCCAATTATGTAGTCTCTTGAACCTACTACCATCAATATAATCACCGTTCCAAGGCTTGTCAAGCAAACAAAGCCCCTTTCTCCACCGTTTTTTATACTTATACAGTGATTCTAACGAGGTCTCCAAATCATCTAGAAAAAAATCTAGATTAAGAGCTCTAGCAACTATACCCTTCTCGCCATTATGTCCTACAAAATCAACAGAATCAAAAACAATTTTATTTTTACGCATCCAGTTCACAGTTAAGTCTTTAAATTTTTTGTCTCTAGATGTAATAAAATGAATACTATGGCCGGAATGTTTAAATTGTCTAATGGCATATTGACCCTCTTTATCAAATGGTGCGGACAATAATGTATTAGCATTATATGCTTCGTATAAGAAAAATTTAGTTATTTCATTAGCTTCATTATGAACATTATTTATTTTGAAATTATAGTCTTTAATGAAACCATCAACCATTGCCTTAGCATTTTCATAGCTTGTACCAAACTTAGTCACAGTATCTTCAGCTATTTTTTCAGAAAGCAAACAAACCACTTCATCAATATCAAATCCAAGTTTCATATAAATCCTCCTTATATTTCACAACTACCAGTAGCACACTTGGTAGTTTCTTCATCTGCACTATTGTCCATATTGCCAGATTTTAAATAAGCTCTCACATCCTCTTCGGATATCTTATTTAAAATTTGGCCCTCCCTACTACCATCAACATACACTGTAACTCCCTTTAAATCATAAATATATTCCATAGTTAGAGTGCTAAGATCTTCTGTAGTAGTATCACTTGGCATATTAATCGTTTTAGACACTGCACCATCCGTAAATTTTTGGACAGCTACCTGTGTCTCAAAATGATCGGATGGAGTTAAATCATCTGTATCAACAAACCATTCTTCAATAGATCCATCTGTTTCTTTTAAGAACTTTTCATATAATGGATGTACATAAATACGATCACTTACCCTATCAGAACGTCTATAAGCCTTTCTGAATAATGGCTCTATTCCTGAAGAAACTTCAGGTAATAAAGAAATTGTATTATGAGAAACCACACTATTAGCTATATATGTTACGGTATCTGGTACCTCTATATCATAAGTATAATTTTCAGAATTTTCAATTTTAATTATTTCGTCCACAACACAATTATTCAAATTTAAAGATTCTAATTGTCTTTTTTTATCTTGCTCACTTGAAGGTCTAAATTTATAAACACCTTTTTTAATAAATACTCTAAATATTTCAGAACCCAATCCTGAAATATGTTTTTGTATCCTAACATCATTTCCTAATGCTCTTATAATTATTAATAATTCCTTAGACATTTTTTTACTTGCAGTATCTATAAAAAAAGTATTACCAGTTTTACTACCATCAGCAAATATATACCCTTTAATAAAGGCTTTCAGACTGTTTTTACTAGAACTCCTTAAAATCTTAGGGATTGAAATCTCATTTGATTTTTGTTTTAATAAACCATTTAATTCAAGAAACTTTAAAATCAAGTTAGAATTAAAGCAAACTGCCATACAATTTCTTCCATTGTCATAAAAAGTGGGGGTTATTCCAAAAACCTCTTTCCCTAATTTAGCAACATACAAATAATCTTCTTCATTTTTAGAGTTACAATGTATTCTAATACCTTTATGATGATTACTCCCATCTCCAAAATAAATACCCAAAAACTCTGCTAACTTTTCATTCATTGAAGATATAGTATTAATATTATTTTGATTCCAATGAGTAGTAATGGGCATTTCTAATGTAGGATCTGTTTGTTTATTATATGTTTCTAATACTGAAATTATATCATCACCAATATTTAATTCGTCTGCTCTTTTCCATATATATTTTCCATTTTCTAATACTCTGTATTGATGATTATATGTTGATTCAAGCGTGTTTCCACTTTTTAAATATATTTTTTTAGTGTTTGCTTTACCATTAATATAGAATTTAGTAGCACTTCTTTCTTCTTGAAACTTCTCTTGTGATACTTTTAAATCTATATTTTGCCATTTTTCACCATTAATATCACCAATTTCTTCTAATGTAAAAATTCCTTTATCAGTAACAATCATGGTGTCTTTGTCTTGACATCCAGTAGGTGCCATGGCCATAAGAGTAACATTCCTCACACCATGTTTCTTAATCTGCATCCGCAGCGCTGCCGGCAAACTTCTAATGAAATGCGCTTTACCATATTGTGATGCATCAAACTTAGGAAAGGTCCCTTTCTCTATAGACAATTCTACTGACGCCTCGTATGCCGTGTCTCTAATAAATCTCATAAGCCTTTCAATTTCATAGATAGCTTTCTTGGATCCGTAACGAAGTTTCTTTGCGAATAAATATTCTGCAAGTCCCATTACCCCAAGACCTATTCTACGAGCATTATGTGCTTTGATTTCAACATTCTTCAAGACATATTTGTTAACATCAATGATGTTATCTAATAGTCTCACTGACAATTTGATAGTCTTTTCTAATTTTCTCCAATTGGTATTAATATTACCAGTAATAAAATTAGGAAGAACTAAAGACCCTAAATCGCAAATCCCGTAACTAGATAATGGAGCTTCTCCGCATTGTCTGTTAAGTATGTGATTATACTTAACTTTACCACTTTTAGTAGTAGTTTCATTGGTCATAATATAAAAATTATGGTTGTTATCAACTGTACCATTATAGACATCTTCATACCCACATACCTCTACAGAAACTACTTTATAATTCTTACCATTGGCTGCTTCTTTTAGTTCACCATAGGTTCTAAAAACATGTGGATTTTTTTTAATATTATAGGCTTGTCCCATTAATCTAAAAGGCACCGATAATTCTTTACATTTATTTTCCCACTCGATCTTCCAAGGATCTCTATTTAATTTATCACGTAACTCATTAAATATTTTTAATTGTTTAAATCTAGTCACTTCTTGCCTACTTAAAAACCCCTCTCTAGAAATGTCATTTGGGTTTCTACCTACATTACTACAGGTAACAGAACAAAAACACTGCTCTCTTCTTTGCCATCTTACCGAAAACTTATTACCACAGTGCTCACAGGTTTTATTAACCATTATACCATTATCAAAATAAATATCTAAATCTGTCTCTTCAAGTAAATCTAGGTATCTTTTATATTCTCGCGTCATTACAGAATTTTCCGTAACAAAAACCGATGCTTTTTTAGCGGCAGACTTAAGAAACTTACTAAAACTTTTGTAACCACTTATAGAATATTTACTATAAGGCAAATTATTCTCCTTACAATAATTATTCCACTCTTCTCTAGTAACGCGTCTGCCTAATTTCTTGCTCAACTTCACAGCGATATTAAAAATAGATGCTGGAGATATCCCTTTATATCTACCATTTTTTTCGCCAGACCAATCTTGCTTTATTAGCCAATTTTTCTCTGGAAAACGATTCATGGGGTTGTTCTTTCCCAACATGTTTTTAGAATGAAGACGACCGTGGTCTTTTCTCTTCATAACTTTAAGATTATCAAAGGAGTTATTTAATCCATTATAGTCAACATGATGAACTACATCGTCACTTTCTAAAGGGGTACCTTTAGAAAATTCAGCAATTAACCTATGTTCAGCAACGGTTTTACCATAACCATTATTTATCCAACAATAGTCTTGTGATTTCGAATTAGAATGATTAAAAACTTCTTCAAAAGAAGCATTGAACTTAACCATATGGTTCAACCTATCCCCTGGCACAAGTTCAGATGCGGTTTTGATAGATGCGTCTTTCATATAAATTTTATGGTGTTCATTACATTTAAAATATGAACCGTCATCCAATGTAATCTTAAATATTTTCTTATTAAAACCAGTTTTTCTAGGATTACGCATCATCTTAACTTCAACCTTACCAGAGCTTTCATTAAGTGAATACACTGGTACGTCCTTGCCCTCATCAGCAAGCTGTTTGATTGGTACATAATTTCGCCCATCCGCAACAGCTATTAAAGTGTCGCCCACTACGCAGGGGTTGGTGGAGTTATGAACAATAATCCCATTAGCAATCAATGAGTGTGTAGTACTAGTCTCCACATCATAAACTTCTTGCTCACCAAGAGATTCTATAGATTTGACTTTAAACATTCCATAGTACTTTTCATTCCATCTACTACCAAATCTATAACCTTCCAAATTTTTATTTTTTTCTGAGTGTCTACAACCAATTAGTTCTTTGAACGCCTGACATGCTAACGTTCTACTAATATTAACTGTATAACCGGTAAACAGTTTTCCATTTAATTTTGATATCCTTGACCCAACGGACGAAGGAATACCAAACTCATTAAGCATTATCTGTAGTCTTTCTGCTATATGTTTTCTTGATGTGGTAAAAGTAATTTTTTTGCCGTTTTTTCCTGTGCTTCCCTTACCAACACGTTGTATACTACCGTCCGACGTATATAACCCAGAAATAAATCCACGTTTAAAACTAGGAGTCTCTGATAAAACCTCATCTGAAATAAATTTACTACTTTTTCGTGTTCCACTTACATAACCATTTTTATTTATTCTAGAAGTATATCCCCATTGTTTAAAATATTTGTTTACATCTGTAGAAGCACTGGCTAATTCAAAGGACTTGGAACCACCCGAACTTCTTCTCCAATTAATTTTTCTACCATCAGCTATCTTATTTGTTTTTTCTTCAACAAAATTCATCATATCGGTTTCTGACTCATTAAAACAAAAACCATACTGTATTTTTTCATCGTCTTTACGGCAAGTAATCCAACCATCCCCTACCAATAAACCGAGAAGATACCCCTTATCAAACTCATCTTCGTTATCTATATTTCCAACGAAATGTTGGGATATAGAATTTTGGACGTACATATAATCCTCTTTTATTTTCAAATCTTTTACCTGTTTCCACCCATCCTTTGTCCACACCTTGTGATTTGCTGTCAGTTTTATACTTTGATTGTTTTCAAGTTTTACTTCGAATACCTCTTTAACTCCAGATTTAAAACCCACACCATCTTCTATAAAAGTACCCTGTGAACCAATAACCCTTAAATCAGAAACAGTATTAACTTTTTTATCTACCAGATCTTTAATGGGGATAAGGCCATCAGTAGTAGAAATAAGAGTATCCCCTGTAAAACAAAGTATAGGATCAAAATAATACGAGTTGTTACTTGTAAGATTGCCCCAGTGTAATAGCCCAGGCTCCGCACAAGATACCATATTTTCTATAATCTTATCCCAAATAACTTTGGCCTGTATTTTTCCATAATTTTGCTGTGCAAATTTAAACTGCCATTCTCCATCGGTCTCAACTGCTTCCAGAAACTTATCATCTATAGCTACAGATAGATTAAAATGGTCAAGTTTTCCATGTACCAGTTTGGCATCAATGAACTCCAATATGTCAGGGTGCGACACATGCATCCCCGCTAAGGCCGCCGCCCTTCTTGACCCGCCAGACTCGATGGTCTTTGATACTGCATTTGCTGCTTCTAAAAAACTAACAGGGCCAGAAGAATTTCCGCCCTTTCCTCTAATAATAGCACCTCTAGGACGAAGATGTGAAATATTAACACCAACTCCACCACCTTCACTCCATAGGATAAGTGAATCCTTTATGTATTGTCCTATCTCCTCGATAGAATCTCCGCAGGGAAGTACATAACAATTGTGACTGACCGCGCCAACAATAGTAAAATGAGGATTAGTTTCGTCTGTCATAGATATGTCATAAACATAATCATTATATTCTACGCTGTTAATGCTTTTTATTGAAAAAATAGAATACAATTCTTTTATATCAACAACATCAGCAACGTTGACCGAATCTACATTATCATCAAAAGCTACTTTTGGTGTCACCATAAAATCCCTGTCACTTATTTCAATTGCTTTTTTCCATACGAACCCTTCTTTAAAAGAAAAAACTAAAAATCTATGATCTTCTGTACATAGTATTTTATTATTTTTACCAAAACCTTCAACTATAATTTCTAATAATTTCTCTTTAAACCCATTATTAATAACAGTTTTGACAGTATCAAATTTTCCGACACCATTCAATATACGTTCATTGACATCAAGATCTGTAATTTTAACAAGACCCCGAGTCTCAGAAATAACCTCAGTATCTTTTGATAAACAATTGAAAAGGGATCCTCTTGGTCGTCCAACATTTCTTAAAATTCTACCGCCGGGAAGAAAATCCATATCTGTTATCATTTCAGCAAAATTATTAGTATAAACAGATCTTGCACCATTTTCTACAGATGCCGCTACCCTAGCTACTCTTAATGCAAGCTCTTCCCAAGTCTCTTCGTCATCTATAAAATATCTACTTTTTGCTATCTTCAACGCATTCTCTGACAGTATATCTTTCTTCATCAAATTACTCCTCCTTTACATACCTGTATGACCAAAACCACCAGTACCTCTACTTGTAGCGCTTAAATTATCTACTTCTATAAAATGACCGATATAAACAGGTGAAAATTTCAATTGTGCTATACGATCTCCCTTACTAATCTTAATACTTTCTTCACCAAGATTCAATAGTAATATTTTAACTTCTCCTCTATACCCAGCATCAATCGTGCCTGGGGAGTTTAATACAGTAAGTCCTTGTCTAAATGCCAAACCACTTCTAGGCCTTACCTGCATTTCAAAACCTGATGGTATCTTTACAGCTAGCCCTGTAGCCACAGCATATCTTTCCATAGGTTTCAAAACAACAGTCTCTACACTAGATACATCACAACAAGCATCCCATTCAAACGCATACTTTGGTACAACTGCATCCTTATGTAATTTCTTAAAAAAAATCTTTAAATTTCTTCCAATGTCCATGTTAAATATCTCCTCCACATGATTTACATACTAATTTGGTTTTATATTTCTTATCTGGAATGAAAATCATTTCATCAGATTTACATTTCTCACATTCACCTTTTAACCAGCATGGTCCTATAAGAGCATCAGTTTCCATCGGTATTAAATGAAAATAATGTCCAAATCCATCTACTAAAGACTTAGCCACAATTTCACCAACCTCATGTCGCTCTTCATGTTTTGTTTCAACTACTACTTCATCATGAACGGTTAATATCAATTTAGCATCGTAACCACTCTTTTCTAATCTGTCAACTAAATAAATCATAGCTTGTTTAATAGTGTCTGCATTAGAGCCCTGAATTGGTGCGTTTTTAGCTTTCCTTTCTACGCTAGCTTTAGCTCTTCCGAAATCTGGATCACCATATTCTGGCAATCTATAATAACGTTTCCTTCCACTAATAGATCTACTAAATCTATTCATCACTGCATCTTTAGCTGATTTATCTAAAAATCTTTTAACTCCAGTGTACTTTTTAAAATAGGATTTTATCATTTTATCTGCTTTATTTTCTGGAATCTTCAACCGGCGCGCCAATCCATATTTGGAAAGACCATAACAGAGACCGAAATTAATGGCTTTGGCACCACTCCTCATATCCTTTTTAACATTTTCCATAGCAACGCCAAAAACTTCTGACGCCGTTCTAGTATGAAGATCAATACCATGAGCATAACATTCTATAAAAACGGGATCTTGTGATAAGTTACCAAGTATTCTAAGTTCGGCACCAGACATATCTGCGGTGACTAAGGAGTATCCCGGCTTTGCTATAAAACATGATCGATACATTTGTTTTTTAGGTATATTCTGAAGATTTGGGTTGGCACTACTCATTCTACCAGTAGATACCATCTGTCTAAAATCAGTATGTAGTCTACCAGTAAGATCATTGATCTTTTCAAGAAGTGCTTCGCCATAAGTGGAAATAAGCTTATTTGCTTTTCTATATTTAAGTAATGCGTCTATAACCGGCAAACCTTGAAACTTATTAAGCGTAGCTTCATCAGTATTGTCTATATTAGACAAACCGATCTTTGACAAAGCGGCCTTTAATTGGGCCGGACTATCTATATTAACTGCTGGAACATCGAACATAAAAATTTGATCAGACGAATCTGATAGCATGCCACTTATTTCATCATGTAGGGACATCCGTATTTTATCAATATCCCTCATAATTATACGCCATTTATCAACATCTATAGTAATGCCATTGAGTTCCATCTCACACATAGGTTTCGTGAACTCAAACTCCAGTCTAGCGGCATCTTCTAAACCCTCAGATATAGTTTTTATCATCTGAAGTTCTTTTATCATAGGAAGTACTACTACATCGTTAGCAGCATATTCTAATTGATACGGTTTGAACTTTTGGCCATAGTCAGAAAAAGTACCAGCCGGTTCTTTAGGCATATTTATCCCTAAATATCTAAAAACTAAAGCAGCCAAACCAGCAGCCACATATCCTTTACCAAGGTTAAATAATTACTCTGACAACATTGTGTCATATATATTTTCAATATAAAATCCCGCCAAATGCTTTATAAGTTTCATATCAAACACAGCATTCTGTAACAACTTTGTTTTACTCTTATCAGTTAGATAATCTTTAAATAAATTAAGAGATACATCACTATAATCCGTATCAGCTCTTACATCAAACACATATGCCTTATCTACAGTACCTATTTGTAAAAGAGTCATCTTTGCTATAAATGGGTCTAAAGAAGTACACTCTGTATCAACTGAGGACTCATTATATCTGTATATATCGTTCAATGCTCTGCGAGCATCTTCTTCTTTAGTAATATATTCGTAATTAGGTTTTGGTAAAGCAACACCCTTAGTTTTAATTAACGACATATAAATCCTTTTCCCTTACTTCTTTTTTTTATTAATTATTTTGGTTACCTTATACATATAGTTTATCATAGACATATCCCCTAATTTACCCGATTCGTACACTGGTACAAGCAATACGTCTAATATCTCGCTAAACTTGTTCCCTTCTGATACAGTCTTTGCCCCCTTCAAACAAGCTACAAAGTATCCTGCTACTGCTATCCTTATACTTTCGGCACCATTATTTCTTATTTTATTATACATACCCACTGAGTCTTTAAATTTACCTCTGACCAATGATCTACATAAATCAATTATCTGTGGATCCTCTTCGTCAACAAGAACTCCCACTATGTTCTTTGCTTCTGGTAGTTTCCATACACCGTCATCAATTACCTGTCTTAACCATCTTAATCCTTTGCGCGGAATTCCCGCTGATTCGTCCGCCAAGAAACGTAAAACATCTTCACTATACGATACCCCTTCCCAGACACAAACGCCTTCCAGAAGGGAATACACGTCGTCTGAGGAAATAGGACCAAAATGCATAGCGTAACATCTATCGAGAAATGCTTCTCCCTCTGCTTTACTTTTTCTAGTTCTTAATTTTTCAGGATGATTAGTACAAAAGATATAATACACATGAGAAAACCCATCCTCTATTGGTTTCAATAATAGATCTTGTGCTGCTGACGTAAGTTTATGTGCTTCATCAAAAATCAATACTTTACTTCTTGATTTAAATGGTGCTGTAGGTAGGTCATCTACTATTCTTTCTACATCACCTTTACCGCCAGTTTTTCCAACATTAATCTCTAATACATCTACACTGTTATAATCTATAATAGACCTACAAGAACCACATTTTAAACAAGGCGTAGATGTGGGGCGATCTGATGCTTCACAATTAAGTCCAGCTGCTATAATTCTGGCAGTAGTAGTTTTTCCACACCCCGCTGGTCCCGTAAACAACATAGTATGTGGAAGTGTTTGATTGTCTAATCCTTTTGCTATAATTCTTTTATTAGAATCATTACCCAACAAATCTTCTAATTTATACGGCCTGTAAACAACATTTAAATCTTTTGAACCAGTAGCACTTTCATGTCTATAAACCATTTACAACTCCTTATGCTTCTATCTTAAAATATTTAACGTTACCATTAATTTCGTCACCTCTATTTTCTTCTATAACTGTCACACCATTATCAGTTGCCAAAAAAATAGTATTACCACTTGTAGTGGCTGTATCTTCAGTTACAAATAGATCATTAATTTGTACTTCATCTGGGAATACTGAACCATTACCTTCGTATACATAATCAATATCATTCTCTGTCCAATCAGAATTACGATTATATATCACGTTTAAATTATCGAAATGTACAAGATGTTCCTCACCAAATTTTTTCATTTTTATCTCTCTATAATCATAGCCCCTAACTCTTACCCAGTATAAATATACATAATTAGATGTGTGCGTAGAATATCCACCAAATAATTTCACATGTCGCTCCGGTAAACCGCTGGTTTCACCAGTCCATACATCATTTATATACACCGTACCATCGTCTTTCACTACTTTCATCTGTATTCTATTATTATCTATTAATGTACTCAAAGTATAATAAGTATTATCATAACTTCTGTGCGTCGAAGGACGTGTAAATTCCTCTGTATTAAATACAACTTTTCTTGCTGTATTGGTGTCATTAAACCAATATAATCCATCATCTTCAGAAGTTAATAGGTTGGTATAACATACACCATTTGTAGACCCTCCAAAATCTTTCTTTAGGTACTGTTCTATAATTACCGGGAAGGTAACTGTACCACTACTAACAATATAATCATGATCTCCATTATGACAAGTTAATTTATCACCATCCGAAGAAAATTTTGCCAAATCACCAACCACTGTCCATTTATTCAAATCTAATACAGTAGAATTAAAAGAATCATACAACATAAAAACACTCTCAGGATCGCTTTCAGTAACTGTGTATCGTGTACCATATGTCATATAAACATAATCAACACCAATAGCAGGCTTCACCCATATAGAAGTAACGTCTGTATAACTATCTATAAAATAAGGGACGAGATTACCAACCTTATCAAAGAATTTTATATCTCCGCCATTATATAAACCCACTTTATCATAATCAAAATTGGTATAATCAAAATTTATTTCTATTTGGTAATCATCCCTAGAAATTAAATCAGTAAAATCAATACGCCTATAATACTTTGGATCATATGGAAGATTTAATTTTTGTATACGTGTTAGATAATACATATCACCATTACTTATTTGAAAACACTTACCAAAATCGGCAGAATATTTAGAGGATATATGATCATCAGTAGAAATTTTTATTCGATCGACACCAGAAATTGTAGTAGCACATAAATAATCACCAGCACCATGAATATATATGACACCATTATTAGTAATATCTGGGTACTGTTTATAATCCATTAAATCTGTATAAATGCCGCCTGATATAGAGGTCATAGGATGCCTGAGAATACCAGAAGCAGTTGTTCCTATATACAGATAATCATCATCTGCCCAAACCGAAGAAGGTCGCTGTATAACTTGGATATTTCCTAAACCACTAGCACTAGTGTCATATACTCCTATAGAATACGTTTCACATTTAAAAATAAAATCATCTGTAATCCACATATTAGGATATGGTGGAGCAAATCCCAATAAGTATTCCGTATCAGAAAATATGATTAAATTATCATTACTGGTTTTATATGTAGCATCGATCCATGCTGCTGATCTTGCTGTTTTTGATATTCTTACTTCATCTATGATTGCGTAATTAACATTGTAATTATCACATCCAGCATTAATGTAGAGAGGATCTGTACCATCAAAACTCCCCAATGATGATATATCCAGTGTACTATCGTAAACGCCATTAAAGTATAAATCTAAATTATCAGTTGTTCGATTTATAACAAATGTAAGCAAATACCAGTCTCCCCGATTCATAGAAGACCCAAAATAAATATCATGGTTTGTAGGGTAATCAGTTCCATCACTAACATATACTCCTGGAGTTATCGGGTCGCCTGTTGTCCAATTAGCCACTGCCCAACCAGTTCTAAGGCTTTGATACGGATAACCTTTTCCAATAGACCACCTTTGCTGGGTAGTTCCTACATTAAAGTTTAACCAATAAGACACAGAAAAACCTGTCAATCCAAAATTAAGACTAGAATCATTTGATACACTAATATAATCATCCTGACCATCAAATTCTATTGCTTTACCAACCTGTCCATCTACTAAATCAGCACTGTTCATGTATCCATGCGTAGTACCGTGATTAGTATTTGAAGTAGAATCCAAAATACTATGTGTACCAGCAGGACGTTGATTCATATGCCAGACTCCTACAAAATTGTCATCCCAAACATTTTGTGCTGGTACTGAGGTAGTAAATCCAATGAAAGATGATACCGGAATATCTGGGTCTTTATCATAATATAAATATAAAACAGTATCAGCACCAGAATAAATTGTAGGTACCTTTACCCACACCCATGCTTCTTTATCTGCTGATGATTGTTGTACCGCCTCCATGAAGCATTCTTGCCCTTCAAACATCATAACGGATTGTAATAAATCTGTATTAGCACCTCTGATGATAATGTTGTCATACCTTTGAGATGCTGTACGACCATAACTATTCCAATGAAAATTATATTTAAAATGATCTGAAATATAGGTTATTAGCGAGGCGGACCAAGTAACTTTACCACCCATACTATCACCATCTATGAACACTTCGGTAGTATAATTATTAAAATCTACCTCCCATTTTATATAATGATGACTCCCGTAAACAAAAGAGTGATCAAGAAGAGTAGCGACCCCACCATTGATGCGTTGTCTAATGGTCACTTTATTACTTTTATTAGATCGCAGATTTAAAGATAAAAAACTATTAGCCCCAACCTCCTGTTCACATCTATTATACCGCCAACCATTGGCGTTATACTGTGGATTAGGGGTTACTACTTTAATATCATTCTGGCTCTCAGTAAAATTATCATTATACCAACCGCTACTAGGTACAGGCCACCAATCAAATTCTATACTAAACAGCCCATTACATTCAAAAGTTGATTTTGTTAGTGCATTACATCCCTCACGATCCATGCCCTGTTGAATGTTTAAAGCCATGGCACCACCTGAAAAATCTGATGAAGACTCATAATTAGTGTGACTTATCCAATTAGCGGAAAAAGAACCATTACACTCATCATATAAGAGCACACTCTCTTTATAATCTAGAATGTCACTAGTATCAACATGAGTAATACCAGAACCATTTTCAGATATATGAAGTAACACAGGAAAGTCAGTAAGATCTTCACTGACCGATCCAGCTGGTATAGTTATTTTTCTTCTTTTATTATATCCTTTTAACCAATCCATATTTTTATCCTAATGTTTTACTTCTTAACACATCATAGACTTCACACAGTACTCCACAACCACCATTAGTTTGTAATACTACATCAGATTGAACTTTAGTGTCAGTTACAGCATCAGCAGGACAAATAGATACCTGAGCCATTTTAAATAGTTCTATATCAGAATAAGAGCTTCCTATATATAGAGTATTTTCTAGGCTTATATTATATCTTCTTAACCCCGCGAGAAAAGCCTCTTTCTTTCCTTGCTCGCTCCAAAAGAAAGGTATATTCTTTCTTCTACATAAATGATAGTTTATTCTATTGTCTTTAGCGACAAAGATGAATTTATATCCCAACTTCTTTATCATATTTATGGCTTCAAAATCTTTCATACAAAATTCTTTGAAAGGAACATTTCCTAATTCATCTATAGGTATTAGATGATCTGTTATAATACCATCTATTTCACTTACAATAAGTTCTATTTTATTCGCCATGATAACTTCTTCCTTAATGCCGATCTATTTACACTAGAAGCCTCAAAAAATTCTTTTATTGCTGACACAACCACCGTAGCATCTTCTACTGGAAGAGTAGGGTACATAGGCAACGATAGTAAAGACTCAGATAAATATTCAGCCACTGGAAATGATTCTTCAGAATGATCGGAATAAATTGGCTGTTTATGACAAGGTATTGGATAATGTAATCCTGTAGCAATATCTTTCGTGTCTAAAAACAATTTAAGGGTGTCGCGCGTAGTCTTGTCAGGACATTTTAACTCAAACAAATGATATACATTAGAAGCAACATCCAAAACTTTTTGGCTACTTAGTTGTGGTATTCCATCTATTACTGTATTATATAGCCGTGCTATTGATTGCCTATATAGATTCCAAGATCTTACTTCTTTTAAACAAATATCAAGAAATAAAGCGTTTATAGAATCTAATCTTGAATTAAATCCAATGTTTACATACTCATAGTGTGATCCTTTTTTTCTACCTACGTTTGCCATACTTTCTATCTTATCTGCTATTTTCTTGTCTCTAGTAATTATTGCTCCACCCTGTCCAAGCCCGCCAAGATTTTTTGTGGGGTAGAATGAAAAACATCCCACATCGCCAAAAGTACCTACAGGCTGGTCATTAAAAGTAGCACCAATAGCTTGTGCACAATCTTCCACCACTTTTAAATTATGTTCTTTAGCAAATAACATAAGGCCATCCATTTCAACTGGATTACCATATAAATGAACTGGTATAACTGCCTTTGTTTTAGGAGTTACATACTTGTCTAAGTATTCATAGTCAATGTTATAAGTATGTGGGTCTACTTCTACAAATACCACTTTGGCGCCAGTATGAGTAACAGCAAGAGCAGTAGCAATAAAAGTATTAGCAGGCACCAAGACTTCGTCTCCAGGACCAATACCTAAGGCAAGCAACGCCAACCACAATGCGTCGGTACCAGAACCAACACCCACACAATGTTCTATATCATGAAACTTGGCAAAATCTTTTTGAAAGCCGTCCACCCAATAACCACCAACAAATTGACCATTAGCAATACAATTTTTAATATTACTTAATATCTCAGAGTATACACTTTTATATTGCTGATTTAGATCCACAAATTTTATAATCATTTACTTATTTCTCCTTCAAATCATTTGATTTCCTTATAAAGTCAGCAGCAATAGAATCATAAACCTCTTGAATTATATCTATATTAGGCATGACACAATGACCCTTTATCACTCCCGGCCAAGCTGGGGTTTTAGCATCCTCTTGAATAGAAAAAAAATCGGACACCTCATTGTAATCAAGGTTAAATTTATTACATATACGTTCAACTTCTTGCGCCCAAGCTATTTGTAATCCAAAATAAGTAGTAGACAAAACTTTAAGCCATTCTGTAGTTTCTGGTTTTCTAAACGGTCGGATATCATAAAAACCTACCCTACTAAAATGTTCCACAATTATTTTAATATCATGATCTGGAAGACCTTCTGGAACTCCCAAATATTTTGGGTATCTTAGCATGTCCTTTTTCATAGAATTTCCTCTATGTTTACCATGAACCGGTGTATGAATCACTATCGCATCAACAAATAAGCCTATGCCTCTTGTAGTTCCTGGCGGTACAGTAGAATGAATACACACTGTATGTGGTTTATATTTTTCTATATAGTCAGAAACTACATCGCTAAAATTATTCAGTGCTCCTGGTATACAAATATGTAAATAATCACATTTGGCCTGTATACTCGTATTCTCCGAGAACCTAACTGGATCTATCGGCAGCGTTTTATATACTCCATTAAACAACTCATACAAAGGTTTACCTATTTCTCCTGTTCCTATACATATTACTTCATATTGTTCCATAAATTATCTCCTGTCAAAATATTTAAAAGTAAGTTATGTTGTTTCAGCCATTTTACAACCACATGAGTATTACAATTTTGAGGCATCATTGTAAAATTCTTTTTATCAGCTATCATTTTTGCGTGTATAGCATCTATTTTGAAATTTTTACAATAGTAAATGTAATATTTAGTAATATCATTATCGTAAATCATATCAAACAATCTTAAACTCTCTTTATTTGTTGTAACTGAGTGTACATTTCTTATTTCACTACGCCATCTATTGTCATTATATTTTTCACGAAAATCAACATCTAAAAAAGTTTGAGGAGAAAATGCCAACACAACATCTGCTTGTACCATGTTACCAATTAAAATTGAAGCAAAACCACCAGATGAAGTATCAATAAATATTTTAGTAGTATTATGTGGGATTATATTGATTAACTCTTTTGCTATCTTTTCGTGGCCTATCTTATAGTACCAAGATTGTGTTAAATCTCTTATAAATATTTTATTAAACTTGTATGATTTCAATATATTAAAAAATTCAAACACTGGCATCATTAATTGATTTGCAATTCCTCCAAAAGCCACTAATGTTTTATCAGCCCCTATAATTTCAGATTTTAACCAGTCCATACATCTGCACCTTTGTGTAGCACCCCCAACCTCTTATCCATATTAATAAAATTTGTTCTATCTGATCCTAACTTTCTAGATATATATAACATAGTGTTATGAAAATCTTGAATTAAATCTTCATATCTGATGAATATTAAATTATCTCTCTTTATATTCGTCCAAGAAGATATATGCTTCGAATGCCATTCCCTAAATGTTAAATCTCCAAACGTAAATGTAAAATTACTTCTACGATGCACACTATCGCCAGCCCTTTTAAATGCTTCAATAGCATCCCTATCTAACACTATACCAACGGCTTCCTTTTTGGAAGCATATAGCCTCATAGGTTTGTCTGACAGTAAATCGTCCAATTTACTGGTACCGATACAAAACCTGCCTCTAATCTTTAAAAAAGATTTGGCGGTATCTTCAAGATTTCTATAAATATAAATGTATAATGTATCAGAATTGAAAGAAGTATGTTCATATCCAAATTTATGATTTCCATTATTAAATAAACTATAATAATTATCATAATTAAAAAAATTATTATTAATTAAATACGCTAAGTAATGATTACCGGCTCTTTGATGTCCTTTTATCTCTACTTTGTTATAATCCATAGTAGTTTATTTTCTCCTATAACACCTTTTGAAATATTTCTGTCCACATTTCAAAACATGCTTTCTGACTGTGGTACTTCAAGGCCCACTGTCGCAATTTTTTACCTACCATCTCTCTATTTTCCTGGTGTGAAAAAAAGTCTAACATTTCTGATATTTTTTCACCTTCCCTACCTATATCGTATACTGGATATTCTCCATCTAGTAGTAAATATTTCTTATCTCTGTCCAATATACTGCCAAAACAAGGAATAGCCATCATAGCGGCCTCAACTAAAGTGTATCCATACGCAAAATAGATACCATGTGTGAATATATCACACTCATCCAACATTCTTTTAAGCGCAGTATCATGTGTCTCACCCATAATATAATGTAAGGGCATTTTATGTTCAATTGTCAATAATCCCTTCTTTGTCTTATGGCTATTCATATATGGAGCGGCACCAGCACATAAGCCACGTGTACCTATCTGATTATAATTGGTACGTACCTTAAATTTGTTTTCATCTACTGGCTGATTACACAGAATGATGTCGTCAACAGGGTAATTAGCAGTAAGTCCTACCATAATGTCTCCAAAAGGACGAATAGCATCAAACTTACTTGGCTTATGATAGAAAGAACTAGAATTTACTACTAAAACTCGTGGCCTGTTTTGTAGTGGCAAACTCTTTAAAAAAGGAATAGTGCCCCCACTTTCAAATATAATGTACAAATCTGCAGATCTAATTAAATCATTGCCCCGACTACGTTGATTCCAATATCCTATATCGTACTTACCACTAAATCCGCCTTTATGTTTATAAAGTGTTATCAAACTAGCAGACATACCGTAACGTTTTAGTGACTGAAAAACATTGTACGCAGCATTTGCCCAATCCTGTGCTACTATTCCCACTATTTTAAGGTTGTTCACTTCGCTCTCCTATTTTAACAGCAGGATTTCCAGCCCATATCTCGTACTCCGGAACATCTTTAGTAAGCACGCTGCCTGCACCTATCACAGCACCCTTTCCTATATTCTTTACAGTAATAATTAGAGCTGACTCCCCTATGAATACATCTTCGCCTATAACTAAGTCTATAGCCTCTACTCGCTGATTATCTTTTCTAAGTCCTCTAGATTCTTGCCAATTATGTTTATGTGTAAAGAAGTGAACATATTTAGAAATCTCCGTGTGTTGTCCTATAGTAATATTACCAGTCAAATCAAATTCACATCCCTCACGTATATGTACTGGTTTAGTTAAATTTAAGCTTCCGACACCTACATCAACATGCTGACCAAATAACTTATAAGTAGGGTTGGGCAATGACGCATTATATTTTATTGCTCTTATATTCTTTAATTTCTGGTTCATATTATACCCTTATCATATAAAATTTTTGGATACTTTATGGGTCTAAAATACTTATTGTCCTTGGTTCTATAGAAGCCGTGTGTTTTAACATACTCCTCCGTCACTATACCCGGCACTTTGTCTCTTCTATTATGGACAGGGTCATGACCTCTTATCCCTATTCTATGCATATGATGGATAAGGTATTTAGTATTAATAACATTAGGATGATCATACATACGCACACTGTTATGATGTAAATTTCTATTTGCAGAATGTTGATCACTATAATATCTGAGAAAATTATGTGCGTTGTTAACTTCCCACTTTATCCTAGGCGAGTTTCTATATATTCTAACCTCTCCACCATTATTTGGTTGGTGAATTGGTTTATGCCAATCAAAGTTATACATATAATTGATTCTATAAAACCCCCATCCTAATACATCATCGTTGTTTAACCAATCATGTATATTCTGCCAGGCAGCATCCTCTATAAGCTCATCACACCCCAAACATAGGATCCAATCCCCTTTGGCAGCTGCTTGAAGTATATTACGTCTATCTCCTTCATGCCATCCTGGGCTACCTCTTAACGATGATGGTTGTGGTACAGTATAATAACGTACTTTGTCATAATTGCTTATTATTGACAACGTTTTATCAGTACTACCAGCATCTAAACACACTATTTCATCTACATAATCATACATATGCTCTATACAAAGATCAATCCACCTATCTTCATTCAATGTTAATAAACACGCCGAAAATTTCATTTAATAATAATGCTCCCATCCCAATTATCCAAATTTTTATCAAAATTAATATAATCAGTATATTGTTTAGCGGCAGTTAGAGCGTAAATACTATCTCTATCCGTTATAACTCCCCTTAAATATTCTAAACGTTCTTCAAAAGTGGAACCTATTAGTGCTCCGCCTGGGCGATTTCTTCCATAGAACCCTATATTACGTACCCTTGCTACATTTACCATAGTTGAGTATATGTTGTCTTCTATAAGCGCAACATCAACTAGTCTATTAATAAGACCAGCCTGCTGATTATATTGTCCTTGACCGGCTTTGAATTTATATGGCCTAGGAAAGGAAGCCTTATATAAATTATCAAGTTTATTAACATATTGTGCGCGATTCTTATAAAAAGCTTCATTAGAACAAACCCTAATATACTTATGCCAAAACCCTTTAGAAATACAAGCTCCGGCCGCATCATAATGGTGCCCTTTATTAACTATATTTATATCACCACCCTCTTTATAGATGGCCAGAGTATGGGTAGAAAAAGGATCAGTATATGTATTTAATAAAGCATCGTAGAATTTGAAAAAGGTTTTATGTACTACTATATCATCCGCCTGAAAAAATATAAAATCGTCTGTCTTGTCCATTGCTGACTTCATTGCTTCTAATATATTTTTACTCAGACCAAAGTGCTGTTGTCTTACTATTACCTCTTCCACTGGAAATGGAAAATCTCTTATTAACTCTAATACTTTAGGGTCATTTGGTGCTTCCACTGCAAAAACAAACTTGAGGTCTGGAAATGGGTAGTAATTGTATGCTTCTACTAAACTTTCCGTCACAATAGAAAACATCTCAGGCCTATTCCAAACCGCAAATAATACTATATTACTCATTACTCATCCTTTCTTGTAATCCTAGCTGGATTGCCCATAATTACAGTATTTTTTTGAACATTCTTAGTGACTACAGATCCAGCACCTATTACAGCGCCACTTTCTATTACAATTCCTGGGCATATAACGGCCGCTGCCCCTATGCTAACATTATCCTTTATTATTGTAGACAATCTTTCCCAATCGCCTTCAACGCTCGGATATTTATCATTAGTGAAACACACATGAGGTCCTATAAAAACATTATTTCCTATAACCACACCTTCAGGTATAAACACAAAAGCCTGAAGTCTACAATTATCACCTATTACAACATCCCCTCTAATCTCACAAAATGCTCCTATTGTTGTATTATTTCCTATAGTACATCCATAAATATTGACCAACTCAGGATGCCATATCTTAGATCTTTTTCCTATCACAACATCATCTTTTATAGGCATACCCATTCTCCAGTCTTTAATGATTCTAAAGAAGCATTAAGTGCTTTAACTACCGCTAAACCGTTTTCACCATCACTTACTGGTAATTTTTTAGATTCAATACATTCTAAAAAATGTTCACATTCCTTCTGTAAAGGTTCCCAAACCTCAACGTTTGGAGAATGTATATCACCGTGTCTGTATGCGAGCATATAAGAACCATGCTCACTGGTATCAAAAACATCTACCCCTTTATCATATATTTTTATCTTCTCTTCAGCAAGCATATCATACACAATCATTTTCTTAGTACCTACAACGGTAGTTGTTCTTTTTTTGCGCGGATCAAGCCAGCTTAGATGTAAATCACATACAACACCTTTACTATATTCAAAGGTAAGTTTAGCTACATCTACAATGTCCTTGTTTATAAACCCATACCCATTAGCATACACCCTTGTGATATTGTCATCTAGAAGGTAATTGAAAATAGAAATGTCGTGCGGAGACAGATCACTTATCACATTTGTTTTTTGAAACTTACCAAGATTAAGTCTAGAAGCGTGGATGTAAACAACATCGCCTATTTCACCACTATCAATTATTTCTTTTATTTTTAATACTTCTGGTACATACAAAAATATATGTCCAACCATTAGCACTTTATCCATGTCGTCAGCCAACTTTATTAATCTCTTGGCTTCTTCAACGTTTTCTGTCATAGGCTTTTCTATAAACACATTTTTATTTGTAAATAAAGCTGTGTTTGCTATTTCGTAGTGAGTACTTGGAGGAGTGGCTATTACTACTCCATCAACATCATTTCTACCTAAACATCGCTCCCAATCTGTACCAAAATGTACTCCGTTATATGCTGGTAAACTACTAAACAATTTCAATCTTTCCTCATCTATATCAAACACTGCGGCTAGAGCTCCTAATTTATTAAGCACCCTTAATAGATTAGGACCCCAATAACCTAAACCAACCAACACTACACTCATATTTCCTCCTGTGAACCAATAGTTCTATTGATATCCAAATTTTTTTAACTTCTCTTTAAATTCATCTGATAAAAAACTCATTAAATCAGGGTATTCTATACGCCAATCAAATTCTGATGGTTTAAAGAAGTTTTCTACCATTTTTACATCCTTTTCTATAAAATTTGACACAGATTCTATAAACATATAGGGGTTAGTTAATAAATCTTCATATTTGTAAATAAGAATTCTATCACTTTTTTCTAACTTTTCAATATCTTTAGTAGTATTTAACCAAATGCTCTCTGCTGATCTTATATCTTTCTCATGCCAAAAAACCTCATAATCAGCATCTTTTGCGCGACGAACCTGCGACTCCATTACATCTCGTCCATCTCTCATCATAATCATTATTTTTAAATTGTCAAACATAGAAAGTAATTTATCTGCCTTACTGACGTATGTTATTGGCAACTTATCTCCAAATACTTCTACCGTATCTGGGCACAAATTAACTAACATTTCCAAGCTTTGTTTACCAGTGGCTTTTATTTTATGAAGTCTTCTAGCAAAAGAGTCACCATGAATTCCTTTGTAATAAAGTATACGATTATTAACCTTAGCACCTACCATATACTCAATCCGCCTATAATTATTTGGATCACCCCACTCACTATACATAGCAAATTCAGCTGGAATTATAATACCTGGGGATTTACTTAAGAATTCACACACTGCGGTAGTGCCAGACCTGACACTACCAGTAATTAATAAATGAGTCTTTATTTTATCTAAAGTACTCACTTAAATTTCCTCAATTTCTTTTATTATTTTCTGTCCTATATGTTTCCAAGTAAAGTTATCCGCTATATACTTCTTAATCATTTCACCTTTTTGTTTAGCTTCTTCTTGATGTTCATACACATACCTCATCAGATCTGCACCGTGTTTTACATCTGGTTCGGCCCACAGTTGGTCACCTCTATACCAAGGGCTCCAAGGCTGTCCAAATACGGGAGTAAGTGAGTAATTTATTAAATAAGAATTGTCTTCTTTAGCATATTCTGTACTACCTCCAAACCCTGTAATTATTATAGGATTTCCACAAGCAGCGGCTGTAAAGGGACCAAGGCCCCACCCTTCACCCCTATCAAAAGATACGTAGCAATCCCCTGTAGCATGTAGGCCAGTAATCTCTTTGTTAGACAATAAATTAAGAATCAAATAAATCTTGGGGTATTTCTCCATAGGGGTTACTTTTTTAAGCCTCTTAATAGTAGTTCTAATGGCATCTTTTTCTGGTTCACTGTAGTCACTTCTATAAGTTTTCAACACCAACGCTACATTTTCATTGTTCTGAAAAGCGTGCCAATAGGCTTTTATCAATACAAGTGGGTGTTTCCTCTCGGTGTTACCACAAAATAATATCTTACCATTACGTTCTACCAACATATTATGGTTAGGAACAGTGGCACAATAAACATACCCGTCATAATCTATTTCTTGCAAATCGGCGTAATACATACTAGGCTCATTGTTTTCTCTATTAACAGATACGGTATATTGTAGTCGTTTACCTCTAATTTCTCTACCATCAATTTTACCAATCTTCTTTGTGGTAGGATCACTAGTAGATATCGCACCTGAATAACCTATCTTTAATAAACACTCCTGTATATCTTCCGCCAATTTTTTAGAAGTAGTAACATACTTACACCAAGTCCCATTTTTATGAAAACTACCATCACCTTTAAACATGGAGGTTAAAAGTATTTTTATTTGTCGTGAACTTAGGGACTTTACAAATTTTGGTATAAACTTTTCATAACATTCACCAAACTGTTTAAGATATAAACACATGTCTTTGGAATTGAATAATATACCTTTATCACCATGATTTATAGGTGTGAATCCCATAGATTTTATGTTGTCCCAAATCTCTTTTTTATATTCTTGACTCTTTACTTGCGTTATAACTACTCTATGAGCTCCATTGCTTTTTATTATGTTTAGTGAACCTTCCGATAAATACCAACCTAAGAACTCCAAAAATAAATCCATATTTAAAACTACACCCTTTTTTCCCGGAAGTGAAAAAGATTTTTCAGAAGAATTAGTCCAAATACAGTTTTTCTTTGTTCTGTATTTACCAGAAACCTTTAAATCTCCATTCTGATCAACTATAACCATTTCATTTAAAGGTTTTAACTGCCAATTATCCGTTTTTGAAACTCTATATGAATCTTTCATATGTTCTTTAACTACCATTTTGTGATCTGGTGTAACACAAAGGTCAAACTGAGTCCCTTTCAATTTCAGCATTTTATCCTTGCGTCTAAATTTAACTATCTTATCAGGCTTGTAATATTCTAACTCATCAGTATCTTTATTCAAAGTAGCTATATAATCTGTATACTTTAAGTCTTTAAAATATTTAAACCCATCCTTAGTAAGAACACGTGTTTTTTCATCATAACACCACTGAAAAATATCATAGAACACATAGTCATCTTTTGAAACTCCGCCTATGTTATATTCTTTGATATCATCGAATTCTGACATATCTATACCATGAGGGACTACTCCAATGGGAATAGTGACACCACTATCTTTAAAAACACCATGATTCCAGGTACACCCTACCAGAACTTTATCTACATTTTCATTGATATAACCAGGCCAATCAGGATGTAGTTTAGTAGTCTCCCAGATTGTATAACCTACGTTTGTTTTATCCGGTTCTTTATACTTGCTCCAGAACTCTGGTGTAGTATGAATAAATACTATATTATAGTCTATCTTCTTATCTACCAACGAATTTAAAATTTTACCTTCCGCTCCCAGGTCAGGCCTAGTGGGTTCAAAAGAAATAGGCGCAAGAGTTAATGGCACTCCTTGACTATGTAGTGCCATTATATTTCCTCTACATGCCTGTGCATAACCCGAAGGATCGAAAATTGGTCCAATATACTTTATACCCGTTATTTTCATTTATCACAATCCTCTTTATACATTTTATTTTGTCAAGCATAATAATTCTAATTAAAATTCCTCTGTAGAAATCTTTTTCTCTTTATCGTCCTCTTCATCGCCGGATGTGCGAGCAGCAATTACTTCCTCGTAAGCCTTATCAAAGAGTGCCAGCCATTTAGGCACAACAGCTTTTTGCCAATCTGTTTGTGTAATTGCCCATTCGTAAGCTCTGGTTGCTTTATCCATAGCTGCATCATAATCACCATACACAACAAGCATTTTCTCTACCATATCTTCAACATCTACTAATGGTCTAAGAACTTCATTATCGTGTGGTAATATCGTATACAAACTTGGATTTGTGCCGCTCTTTACAAGCCAGCCCCTATCATCGGTAATGTTTTCTGAAATAGCTGTGTTATTGGGCATAATAACAGGCGTCTTTGTAGCCATAGCCTCATGCCATGAATACCCCCATCCTTCACCGAGAGTAGTGCTAATTACACAATCACTGATGTTATAGATCATATTGACTACCTGTATCGGGTATCCCTGATTGGGACCAAAGTTTTCAGGAAATATAACATCATCATTAATATTAAACCCATAAGATGCACAAACTTCAGGTAGATTCCACCCTTGATCTTGCCTTGCCATGTGGAGATACAAAATAGATTCAGGAACATGTTTTCTAAACTCAGCAAACGCTTGAATTGTACGAGGAATGTCTTTTCTTTGCTGGTTTCTGTTCAAATTAGTAAAAATAAATTTATCACTATGTCTTCCAAAATATCTTTTTCTAAATTTTAATTTTTCTTCATCATCTAATGGGAAGAAGTCACTAGTATTCACTCCGTGAGGAATAATTTCAATGTTTTTACCCAGCTCCGGACAAGCCTTTTCAGCTTCGGCTTTACCAAAATTAGAATACGTCACCACATGATCGGCAACACCGACATTTTTAATCCATTGTTCTTTTGGAATACCATCTACCGGAAAGTAACAAATACTCTTATATTTTCCTGTATAGTTTGCCTTCATATAATTCATTAATTCTGGCATAAAATCCAAAATAAAACTATCCTGAAGTAAAAACAAAATATCAAATTCCATTCTAGGAATCATACCACAAATCTTTCTACGACCATATGGATCTCTCTGACTATTTGTACCAGTAGGCCAAATCCTATATGGAAAATTATGGGGATCTCCCCAATAATTAATACCAAGAATCTCAATATCAAATCTACCAGTTCGATACAACCCTTCAAAAATATTCCTACTTACAGTACCAAAACCAGTGGCACAAGTAGGTGAATCATAATAAGCTAAAACTTTAATTCGATCACTCATAATAATAATTCTCCTTATTTCTTTGTAGAATTTTTAACCGCTAAAAATGGTGCGGTATAATTAACACGTTTTGTTTCTTCAATTTTTTTCTTTAATGCTGGATTTGTTTCTGCGTACTTCATAACCGCTTTATTATTCAATGTAGATACCAGTTTTGAAAAAGTTTCATAATCTGGCACATACTTTGCTACTTCTACTGGATCATAACTACCACGGGCATTTTGTCTAATATATAACTCTTTTCCTCCCTCTTCAATCTGCTCATGCTGTTCACGTATTCTTTCTTGCATCAACATAGTAAGTTCCCGTTCACGGCCTTTTAACAATGCCATAAGACTTTTAATGTCTTTCCACTGTTTAAACATTTCACTACTTTCCATAGTAGATGTTTTTAAGAATTTGTAATCAGATTTCTTAAGCGCTTTTTCATACTCTGGGCAAAATTCTTTATATTCGCACCATGGACAAAAAATATTTAATGTGGGTTTAGCGTCTTTCTCTGTAAAACTAGTCATCTCCTTGTGTATTATAGTTAAATAATCAGAAAAATACCTCCTTTCCTCTTCAGTTCTATAAGTATATACCGGATCATACTTTAACATATCCAAGCTAAGAATAATTCGTTTATATTCAGGGTGTATTTTAGCTGCCACTAGATCATAGATGGAAAGCTGTACATCATGTTTCAGATCATCTGCTGTAGGAACCACAGCAGAAGTTTTATAGTCTACTACGAGCCCTGTATCAGAGTCTATCTCTATGAACTTATCGATAGCGCCAATAAGGGGTATTCCATCATCTGTTGTAATATCTAATGACCCCTTACCCATTCCAAATTTGATCTCCAACCCAAGTATTTTGCCTAAATCAAACCCTTTTAGTCTGGATTTAACCAACTCCTCTCCCTTCATATGTATCGCAAAATCGCTTATACCTTCCCTAACTGATACTTCCTTATACTTCTCCAAAATCTTATTAATATCAGTCTTTGTAAACTTGCCCTTCTTCATCCATATATTTCCTGCAAATTCTAACGACTCATGACAAGCATTACCCATCTTGAACGCTGGATTTAATACCTTTGGTAATCTGTCTTGATACATAAACTTGTACTTAAGTTTACATTCTAAGAAGGTCTTTATTCTACTTGCACTTAATTTAATAACTTTTTTAGACATCTTTGTTCTCCTTTAACAATTTAAAAAACGCCTCCGCATCCATTATAACTACAGGTTTCATATTGTTTCTTTTACATATTAACAGCCAATCGGTGCCTTCTTTTTGATTTTCTTTAGCCTGTTTTATCCAAGCATGTACTGCCCAACTTTCCTGGTACTTACACTCCACAGAATAAGGGAAGTCTTCTTGTGCTCTACCCACTAATCTTACATCAGTACCATTTTGGCCCATTTCTCTAGGAGCCACACTACAATCCTTACCCCATTTACATCCCAATAACTTTGCTATTTTTTCTGCTGCCCAATTTTGTAATCTTCTGGCTTTTGCTTTACGCGCGGCCACTGTTATTGACATCTGTTATTCTCCATAAGGTAAATTTTTTAGCATTTCCTTCTGCTCTTCAGACATTCGTTGCGCATTTGGCATTATAATTCCTACTCTCACAAGCAATGCTCCTGGCGGACCGCCATTTACACCTGAACACCCCTCATTAGCAAAAGATAATACATGACCATCAGGTATCCCTATTGGTATTTTAAATGTAAATTCTTTATCTAAAGTTTTAAACCCAGAACCATCACATTGTTCACATTTTTTAATAGACTCTCGACCACTTCCTTGGCACTTAGGACAAGGTGAAGAAGACATTATTCTCATATTCCCCTGGTTCTGAACCATAGATTTCATACCACTACCATTACATTCTGAACAAATTCTGGTTTCAGAAGCACCTATACCATTACATTTCTCACATGGATCTTGATAACTAAATTTAATTGTATGATCCCCACCAAGAACCGTTTTGTACAGAGGTACTCCTGCTATGTATCTAAGATCATTGCCTCGTCTGGGAGCATTTGGGTCAGGCCTTCTGGGTCTGCCCATCATATCCCCCCAGCCATGCATCATGTTCATAAAGGGGTTATCCCTATTATCATATTGCTGTCTTTTTTCAGGATCCGACAGAACCGAGTAAGCCGCATTAATTTTCTTAAATCGTTCTTCTGCTTCAGCGTCATCTGGGTTTCTATCGGGATGATACTTCATAGACAGCGCTCTATAAGACTTTTTAAGCTCTTCTTGAGTTGCATTTTTTGCTACTCCCAACGTATCGTAATAGTCATTACTCAATGGTAAATACCTCCCATTCAAATCCACATTTCATACATTCAAAAGTACCTTCTGATACCTCAAATCCATACGAATTACATCTTAAACATTTATGTATATAGTTTTCCATACAATCACCGATGGATATTTCTTTCAACTTAATGTTATCCTTGTCATATAGCATAGAAGCCTCAATATCATCAGCATCATAAAACTCTATTCTATAATCTGAATTATAACCAGACATTACTATCCCACACTCCATACAACAAAGAAACACATCACCGTTGTTATCTGTCAATTCTGATAACACTTTATCACATTCCGGGCACTTCATCAATGTCTCCTTTCAAAGCATCATACTTTACTAAGTCTATTGTATATGAATCTTCTAATATTTTAGATCCATGCCTTTTAATTAATTCCAGTTTAAAATCGTCTATATAATTCTTATCTGGGTTTGTAAATGTAAAATAAAAATTTACTTTTGATTGTACTACTGTATCTAAATTTTTCCATAACATAGTCCAATCTAATCTTCTGCGGGTATTTCTCATAAAATCTTCCTGTGTTACACCTTTTATATTAACCGCTAATAATACATTAGGTCTATTTATTTTAGATAACCAGTCAACATTATATAAGCCTTCAATAAACATCAAATCACTGTGAAATATAGCATACTCTGGTAATTGTTCTACAACCTCTGACCAATGCTCCAAATAAATGGCTGGGGCTCCACCCATAAGATGAAACACATTAGTGCCAGACATTTCGAATGCTGCTATAAGCTCTTTAGTACTATACTCTACATATCTACCAAACACTCCATCTCTTGTCACGTAACAATAGGGACAATCGAGGGGGCACCCATACAACTGGACGACAAATTGTTTGCTTAGATCTGTGTCTCCTAACGCAGACTTGGTTCTTCTTTTGAAAATCCTAGGAAACTGATCATAGCCGCCTCCACCACGGTACGTTTCACATAACCTAAAATCACCGAAGATGTCTTCTCTCCTAACATCTCTTAATTGTCTGCCCTGTATAGGTGCCACCTTCCAATTCATTTTATGCCTCCTTTTCTTCCAACCCCTCGCTGGATAATAGTTTAGCTATAACCCCTACTATAACAATATCCTTTTCCTTTAATTCAAACTTCAATGGCATAAATACCTCTCCTACACTTAACCTGGGATATTTTTTAAGTGACAGTAAAACTGTTGTTACTGCCGGAGGGTAAAAAGTATTTGTTTCATCATCAAATACTACAAATTCTTTAAATTCGGCATCGTGCCCTTTAAAATATTCTTTGTCTAAATCTTTATAAATACCTTTCTTTGGTAATGTAAGTTCAAATTTATCATCACCCACCTCAAAGCGATAATGGCTTGAAGGGAACAATAACATAGATGGTAAACCATAATATTCCATAATCTATCTCCTTTAGCTTAATACTACAAAATTATCTACCACAACCTCGGTCCAATATTTCTTTTCATACCCGCCACAATGTCTACAACTACTAGAAAAAGAACGCTCTTCTATATGACCTTCTAGTTCCACAAAAGTATTTGGTTCCAACTCAGAAAGTTCCTCTGCTCTAGAAAAAGAAGAAATTTTAATGTATTGAAAACCAGTTTGTGGGTGTGGTGCCGGTATAGCCAAAGACGCGTTAAACACCATAGAATTATATTGACCTACTATTTTAGTCTTTGGGTTTTTAATTCTGCCTCTTAATCTAACAAAATTCATTCCTGACAAATCACTCATCATTTCTCCTAAACAAAGTCTTTCAAGAATTTATATAAAATATCTTTATCTATATCTGCAGGGTCAGTACCTTCTGGACCATACATAATAATAGGAATAATACTTATTTTATTAAACATCTGTTCATAAGCTTTTTGAGTACCTTCTATTCCAGGCACATCATTATCAAACAGCACCACAATGCCATTGTGTGCGTGCTGATATAAAAGCGTTTGTTGTCCTGGCGTAATAGAAGACCCCATAACTGCTACTACATTATAAATACCCATTTCATACAACCACCACACGCTCTTAAATCCTTCTACTATAATAAGTTTATTCTTAGGAAGATACTCCTTAGCATTATTCAAATTATATAGTACTCTATCTTTTAAAAGACCTGGGGTTATTTTGTATTTATCATCGTCTGGTATATCTATATTACGGCGAATATCTCTCTGACTATAGGCTAATAAGGTTCCGTCTAGGTCTCTTATGGGTATGATATCTCTAATATCCCCTTCTTCATCTACATACCCGCCGCCAATTTCAAAATAATCTAAGGTTTCTGGTTTAAATCCGTCTATTATAAATCCATTAGACCTTAGATGTAAATGTTTTTGCAAATGTTTCTCTGACACATATGGCGGAACACTATGTTTAGTACAATGTTCCCTAATAAATGCGCGCCTCTCTTGCTGCCTTTGTAACTCAAGAAATTTCCTCGGGTTAGTATCTATATCGCCTGTCAATTCACGAAGATAATTAACAGCGCCTCTGAAATCTGTGTCTTCACAAGCCCGGATCAGTGATATAACGTCATTACCAAATATCTCATGACATTTGTGAGAAAAACAAACCCACGTGTGCCTTTCTTTATTAAATCTGAAAGCTGTTGTATTATCACCACCATGAATTATACATGCTGCTCGCAACTCTTTTGAAGTTTCTTTTGTAATATTAAACCCGAGTGTTTCCAGAAGAAGTCTACCATCTACAGCATTTTTTAATACTTGTATATGTTGTTTAAACTCCAACCATTTATCATCATTTGATTTATTAAAGGAGCTCTTCGTCAGAGAATGTTGTGTCTGCACTGTCATCATTTACAACCTCGTCTTCCTTCATATAATTAACTAACTGGTGTTCTGCGTCTACTTCTTTTATTCGTAAGTGCTCTTTAAAAAAATAATAACTTATCCCTGCTTCGCCGGTACTACCTCCTCTGCGAGTATCTTTAATCATTAGTTTATGTGTTCCTCCTTGATGCCCACCAGCCTCAAACTCTTCTAATTCCTTTTTAGCCCAATGTGCTATTATATCAGCGTATCTTGCTATTTTATCACTATCTGCTATATCATCTGATCTATTTAACTGTACAGCACTTAAGAAGGGAATATCTAATTCACCTGAAAGATCCTTTAAACGAGTAGCCACATCCCCCAATATTTGATATTCTTTTCTTTGCTTATCTGATGTAGCACTTAAAGCAGGTTCCTTTAAATAATCAAATACAGCAAATCCAATATCATGTTTTAGCTTAAATTTCTTATATAAGGCTACTAACTTATCTACTGTATACCCTGGCATATATTCATGGTATAAGTTGCCTTCCGTGGCCAGTCTGAGGCATCTACGCACTATATTATTGTACTCATTATCACTATATCCACCGTGAATAATGGTACGTTCCTTAACACCCGCCATACCGGCAACTAGCCTTGATCTAAATTGTAAAAATGACATCTCTGTGTCTACATATAAAGTTGGTATTTTTAATTTAAATGCAACATAAGCAGCAACATTTGTGAGAAAAGCGCTCTTACCCATTTTCTTACGGGCGGCTATAAACATCAGAGTACCAGGAATCATACCATCTATTTGTTTATCAAGTATAGGATACCCTGTGGATATACCGGACATTTCTACTTTATTATCTCTAAGATTATCAATCCATTCAGACAAACCTTCAGCTACATCTAATGGTTCTTTTATAGCACGGCTACTTGTAGATAAATCCATTATAAAGTTTTCTAAATTTCCAATAAGATCCGCACTAGAAAGAGAAGTTCTTCCTTTTACACTATCTATAATAGTGCCTCTATGTCTATCAATCGCTTCGTATAATTTGGACTTTGTACTTGCTTCTAATACATTGTGTAATATCTTATCAAAATTAGATGTACTAACATCGGCATTTACAACACCTGATAGATATTCTGGTCCGCCAAGGCTGTCTATAACTCCCATATTCTTGGCTTCATTTATTATAATGGTACTGTCTAATTTGTTATATCCTGAACCATAAAGACTTCCAATTAGTACATAAAGAGTTCTATGACTTTTATTAAGAAAATCATCTTCCACAAGTTTAGATGCTACACTATAGTACATGTCTTGGTCCGAGATACAAAACTTTAAAAGTAATCTCTCATCTGTGGCTCTACAGAAATCAACTACCATATTATCTTCTCCCTGACCTAACCGACGACATTTCTTCACTACGACGAGTCAGTTCACGTTTAAGCGCATTAATCAATTCAAGTATACCCTTATCCATACCTTTACTCATAATAAGTTCTGTGTCTAAAGCATCAAGTTTATCACGAGATTTTGATAGTTCTTCATTACCAGTTATAATTGCTTCTTTAGCAGCCGTTTTAGTTTTAAATTTCTTTAATGTACTATCATCCATTATTTGAAACACAACTCTATCAATGTACTGTTTAGTTTTAATCATTTCTATTTTTACTTTGTTTCTTTGGTACTGCATATAAACAAGATATTGGGCCAATGCGGCACAATATTTACTTATGTCTTCTCCAGATGCTTGATCTAACTTCCTAAAATCATATGATAACACCTCTTCTATTAACTCTACACTTGGCTTAATCTTATCGTATACAAAAATAGTCTGATCCATTTATCTCTCTTCCTTTTTCTCGTACATACAAGTACAAAAATAGTCAAACTCTGTAGTTTTAGTATCATTGTTTATAAAAGAAATAAAATCTCCTTTCATTCCTATCTGTTTACACAAAAGACTCAAGGCACAATACTCGGTGTCCCCTGTCTTAGTACCATCATCCATTGGTGTCCAGTCTATACAATCTTTATTATGTTTTTTACTCATAGTATCCTTGCTCCAATGCTTTCTCTATCTTAAACATTATTAACTTATCTGTCAAATTTTCATTATAATAAAACCGTACTAAACTTAAATCATCTTTTCCTTGTACATATTCTAATTTAAGGTTATCACGTTTTTTCTGCGCCAAATAATTTTCTTTTGTACCGTGAAAATGCTTACTAAATGACGTATGCTGAACCCCTTGTACTTCTATGTAGATTCCAAACTCTTTTATAAAAAAATCGAAAAATAATTTTGTGTAATGATAATTTACATAAACCTCTTTTAAAATAGTATATCTTGGAAATAGTCTTTCTAATGCACAATGAACACTATCAGCTATTTTGCTCATATTGCTCCTTTAGACCAGTCAGTTCAATGACTTTATTTTTTAGTTTATTGTAAAAATCCTCATCTTCTTTAAGATAAGCCACCGCATTTTCTTCACCTTGTGCGAAGTTTTCTCCATCTTTGTAATAATACGCACCTCGTTTTTCTATAATACCAAGACCTTCTGATAAAGTTAACACTTCTCTATGCCCATCATAACCCACACCATAAATTAAAGGTACTTCTGCTCTTCTATAAGGCGGCGCGAGTTTATTTTTTCTAACATCAAAAGTAGTTTTATGGCCTATTACCTCCCCTGAAATAGGGTCTACAATCCGTTGACTCTTATACGCACCACCGGAAACTTGTATTCTACCCGTAGCATAGAAATCTAATGCTGATCCGCCAGTCGTAGTAGTAGGATCCCCCCAACTACCAATCTTAGTTCTAATTTGATTAATAAAAATTATTAAAGTGTTTGTTTCACTTGCTAGCGGGCTAAACCGCCTCATAGCCTTACTCATCAATCGAGCCAATAAGCCAATATGCTCATCAGCAATAGCGGCGGTGGCCTCTGCTTTTGGAATCAATGCGGAAACACTATCCAGTACGGCCACATCTATTTCTCCTGTTTTTATAAGCGTCTCCACAGCATCCAAATTATCATCACCCATAAATGCTCTAATAAGTTCAACCTCATGGATATTTACTCCCATAGATTGAAAAAGTTTTGGATCCGCGGCATGTTCAGCATCACAAAAACAACACTTCATCCCTCGCTTTTGAGCCTGTGCCATCACACTCATAGCTAAAGTAGTTTTACCACAAGACGGTTCCCCAAATAATTCGTAAATACGTCCCTTAGCAACACCGCCTCTACCCAATGCGATATCCAAACCAAGACACCCTGTAGAAATAGTTTCTATAATAAGGTCTCCCTGCTCTCCCAAGGTACTTACAATACTTCCATACTTTTTGATAATAGCCTTTTTGGCTAAATCTAAACTACTTGTCTTCTTCTTACTCTTGTTGTCCTTTTTGGCCATAAATCCTCCTAAATTCCATCTAATCTTAAATATTCTATTCCTCTTTCTTCCAATGTCTTATCTAATATTTCCTGTTCCATAGCTTCTCTTTTAACTTTAAGCCGTTTTCTCTCTTTATCCAACAATAATCTATTTAAGTTATCAGTAACCCAGCCCATCTTTTCCTGCCCAAAAACACCAAAACTAGTGGGCTTATTTTCAAGATGGAGAGCATCAGCATATTTAAATAGTGATTCTACAAGTAAAGCACATTCTGCCAACGCTTCTTCTCTTGATATATGATTAGTCTTCATTCTGTTGTCTATCATACTTTTAGCTAATTTTCTGTCTTTACCAACATTTCTATAATATCCCACAGGGCTGGGGTAATTATAATCTACTAAATTATAAAACAATTCTACCAAATCGTTAGTGTTTTTTACATTCTTGTAGGTAGATTCTACTTTTTTAACTACCTTATAACCAGAAGCCTTAAGATATTCTATACACTTCTGCTCTATCAATTCATATATCCTAATACCGTGACTTGATACAAGAGACTCTAAGTCTTTTATAATATCATCTCTATCCAATTTTTAAGACCTTGTTTTTAATGGTGCGATTATAGCTTTTTGATCATGATATGTAGCTGAATCAAAGATAAAGCTCTTTAATGTATTATCAGAGAATTTAATGGATATATTTTCATCTTTAATAGCATCGATTGTTTTAAACATGGCGGTACCATCTAAAGCAGCTATAATTTCTTTTGAAAAAGAAAACTCACAATCACAAATAAAACTACCTACGTTATTATATAAACTTATTTTTTTATCTTCTATTTTGAATACAACTCTATTTGAATCACTTGGGTCTAATACATCCATAAGAGGCACCAAATTGCTCATTAATACCCCTTTATCTATTATTATTTCATGTTCATACTCCTTAAACATATGCGTATACTCAGGGTAGTTCATACCTGTCAACAATCTGCCCCAAAACATAACGCTACCAGATTTCACCTTTATCTCTTTATCAGTTAATTCAAAATCTAACTCCATATCTGGTATAATAAATCTTCTCAACCCCATCATAAAATCAACCTTAATCACAAAAGAACCATCTTTTAGATCACATATATTATCTATGGCATATTCAGACAATACTTTACCATCCGTACCTGCAAACCTAATTTTGTCATCATCGAAGCGAATACACACGCCCCTTAATGCTGGAGCCATACAATTAGCATCAACAGCATACATAATCTTACCTATAGCTGCTTTAAATGCATTAGCACTTAATGTAAACGTGGGTTTTGAAAAATAGGCTGGTTTTATTATACTGGAAGAATTGAAGCTGTCTAATCTTACTCTGCCATTAGATACCTTACCATTAGCAAACTTATTTCTTACGCTAATGGTAAGATGCCGGTCATCCCCTTTGAAATTAAAATACTTTGCCCCTTCTTTTTTATCTGGATCCCATAAAGTAAAAGGAGAAACAAAAGACTTAATCTTACCAAATACTATGGAAGCTTTGCCTTCCTCCTCAACTTCAGCCTTATCAGTGATCACAGATATACCAGTAGAAAGATTGTTGGACAAGAAAAGAACTGAATCTTTGGTTGCCTCAATTAGAATACGTCCAGCTACCTCTAATGTGTTAACCTTTGCAGTGATACCTAAAATGTTGATAATGCCCTGTAATTCATCCACAGGAATCTTAAATCTCATACATAATTCTCCTTAAATATTAATTTTAGCGCTTCCTTCTTTAGTATAAGTTAAAACATAATTTCCATTTGTCAAGTGTTTTTTTGACTTTTTTATTACTTCTATTCAATAATATCTATACCGGCTTGCTCATTAGCAACTACTATTGGATATGGGATGTTGCTTTCTATCCTAGCACTGATAAGAGTTTCGTCTGATTTTATATACTTAGCACTTATATTAGCACTTAAAATCTTAAACATACTGTTGTGAATAAGATTTATTCTTGCTCCAAGATCTACTTTAGGCTCCCCTGTGACAAATTCAATCATATCACGGACGGCCTCATCAATATCTTTATACTTTCGTATATCATATAAAACAGCTGCTCTAAATAGTTTTCTTTTAGTGCCTAATCTCTTATTTATAGGCGAAAATCCTTTAACATTCATAGCCCACTTTTCTAAAAAGTCCAAAGCAAAAGCCTTATCTCCTTGCGATATATAAACGTATTCCTTCACAGCATCTCTAAATGTAAATTCTACTACCTTGGATAACTCAAGGCCCCTTTCAAATTCCCTTGGTTTATAAACTTTTTCCTTACTTTTTTGATATTTAAAAGAATAATTTCTAATATATGCTGATTGTATTGTTGCTCCCAAATCTAAATATGCTGGTGTTGCAACTATATTGGCCCCTAGATTAAGTCCTGATTCAAACAATTTAAAATATATTGGAAATCTATCATACGTTTGAGCACCTGCCGATTTTATTGTGATAGTAAATGGAAGTCTATCTAATGTTTTACCTACAAGTCGCTCGCCAACAGACGCGCCAATATTTGAACTTGAATACTCTTTCAGACCCTTTATATAAACACCAATATCATCCTTGAACACAGTTTTAATATAGGCAAATAGATCTGAAAATTTGGAATATAAACAAGATACATTTATCATAGCAGATATATTTCTACTATTTAATGTAATCATTCCAAGAACAGTTGTCAATCGAATCATTTTAGGTCGTATAGAAGCACTTATATCTCTACTAGCACCACTTACAAATAAACTAGCATATAATATACCTACAGTTTCAGCATAAATATAAGAAGATAGGTCTACTGCTTTCCAAGAATGAATAAATATAGGAAGATCTCTATGAACATCTATATCTACATAAGATTTTATATTGGCAGACAAATTCTTTAGCCCGCCGGAAGCAATTATAGAAGATGTTAAGTTGTATGGGTAGTCCTTACCATTAAGAATACCACCCAAATAAGCCTCCTGCCAACCATGTATAATACCCTGTAATGGCACATAAGGAATTGGATAAATGATTACTCCAAGATTTTTGAACTTGTAAGAAAATATGTAAGCAGATAATTCTCTATGTTGAAATGCTCTGATATAACCAGGTAAATCAGTTGTGGCCTCTCGCATCCAACCTTTTATTCTAGCAGTTATACTAACCCAGGGGTGTGCCCCTATATAAGAATTTAAGTCACTATAAGGTTTACCATGAATTCTAGCAGACAAGTCCAATTTATCCCAACCATGTACAGAAACATACAAATAATCCTCTGGCCACACCTTAAGATAAGCAGGTAAATTTCTAGGTGGTATACCATATATACTAGCTGGAAGATCTTCGAACACAACACCAGTCAAATAGGCATGTAAATCTGAAGCTTGCCAACCATAAACACTAGAAGGCAAATCTGTATATGTATGTTGAAAAACATTTAAATGGGCGTTTAAATTCTCCGGAGGATGCATCTTTACAACAGCAGATAAATTTCTTATCGCAAATCCATGTATATTTGCACCAAGATTTAAGTTTTCATACGACTTAATAAGTGACCCTAAGTCATAAGATCCTTGACCCTGTATCCTCTTTAAAAACGCACCTAAATTACTATATCCTTGCTTTTTTGGTTTAGCATCAATAAAAACACCTAGATCTCTAATACCGCCATACACACATGGGCCTTTAATAATCTGAACACCATAAGGAGAATACCCCACTACATATGTAGGACAATGTTTCTTATAAGTGTATGTAGATTCTTGATATACCCCCAGCACCTGAATTGCAGATTTTAAGTCTACTGTTGAATAATCAGGCTTAAAATTAGCATTAGTAGGACTGTAAGTAGGTTTGGCATAGCCTGTATCAGTAAATTCAAACGGCATGCCTTTACTACTAGGTGGTTTATACCCTGCCATTAACTAGCTCCTTGATCCTATATTAATGTCGGTTATATCTTCAGCGTCCAAGGATTCATTGAATGCTCCAACCTTAGTTTGTGTGTAATTATCTACCAGTGCTTTTGTATATAGGTCAATTACAGATAAAGAAGCACCTCTGCCTGTAGAGGCTGCATATAATTTAAATGTTTTTCTTGAGGCCCGTTCATCAGCCCAAACGGAAATAAAGTTATTACTTCTACCGCCCAAAATTTCAAAGTAAGTACCAATAAAATTGAATATTACGGGCTTACTAGGTGTTTTGTAAGTATCGTTCTTAAAATTAAATTCAATAATATCAGCCATAATTTTTACTCCGCTGTGTAATAAACATCTACCTCATAAGTGGCCTCATCTGTGACATACACACCTGAGGATGTGGCTATAAATAAGGTATTTTTAATACCCTCTGTTGCTGTATTAGCAGTAACAAACAAGTCGTTTATTTTTAAACCAGAATCAACAGTAAAAATTTCATCAGGCTCTGCCCAATCCGTCAAAGAATGGTTAATTTTATTTATAAAATAATTTGTACCAGAAGATGTTAAGTAATATATTGCTCTTCCGGCCAGCACAAAACATTTATAGGCGCCAGATACAGTAGTAGAGCTTCTATAACCATTAGGTTCTAACTTAAAAAAATCTACACCAGATGAAGTACAACACATAAGTTCATCTTCTCTACCATGTATATGCTTTACATTATTAGACGTTATACCAGGATATGATTTAAAATCCTTTAAATAATCTGTTAAATTAACAGGAAGTACTATATCACTACTGATATCTGACTTGTTTATATATTTTATTCCAGAAGAAGTACTGCCTAAAAAAACTGAAAAAGCATTACCCCAAACTGTAGTAAAACCATCAGAATATTCAATGTAGGCACACTTTCTTTCGTGCTCTATATCTATAATATCCAACCCTGTGCCTAAAGCAGCATAAACATATTCTGAATCAGTATAGATTTCGTTTAATTCTACACCGCCAAATTCGTAAGAAGCACCACTCCATGTTGGTGGTGTATACCCAGTCTCAGTAAAATTAAAAACGCCCCCATTTATTGTAGGAACAGGCATATTAACTCTCCGGTTTTATCTTATCAGTAGCAATTAAATTATAAGACTCGGTTAATTCTGGAAGTATGACAGAATAATGGTAAGCATTGTCTTCAGCAACTATTTCAAAATATCCAGTAGCATCGTCTGATATGGTAGTACCTATTAATTTACCATCACTTCTTCTGTACAGATTAACTACTCTTGCGGCCGGTGTATTTTCTACATACACATAACCAGTATACTTAAAAGCAGGCTTTTTTTGCTCATTATGAAATGTGAGTAATGAATCCCAATTTGAATAATAAGTAGCTTTAATCCATTCTGGTGATCTTGCTGTTTTAGATATTCTTACTTCATCTATAATCCCTGGAAAATTATAATCCCAAGTATTAGAAGATTCTCCAATAAATACATCACTTGTTGAAACATTAGCTGCGCCTGCGGTATATGATGCTTCATATTCTCCATTAACGTAACCTTTTAATATATTTCCATCATATGTAATCATAATATGATTATAGCCATTAACTAGATGTGTTGGTGCCCAAACTAGATCATTACCCCAGAAGCCATTAAGAAGCTCACCACTAGAATCACCTGTCCTTAGAAGGTTTATATAATTATTTGAATATGGTTGCCCCCACCATAGTATAGTTTTTCTAGTATTATTTGAATCCACTTTATTAGGTAAATAAACAATAACATCTTTTGTGAACGGGCTTGCGCCAAAAGGAATATTAGTATTACTCATTTGTATATAATCATCAGTACCATCAAAATCTATAGCCTTACCAACTTGACCATCAACCAAATCACCACTAGTCATACTACCATTTGGAGTACCGTGATTATTATTTGAAGTAGAATCATAAATACTATTTGCTCCACCAGATGGGTCTTGAGACATGTGCCATACACCTACAAAATTATCATCCCAAACATTTTGAGCCGGTTGTGTTCCTGTTTCTCCAACATAATCAGTATTATCTTCACGTTCATTATCATAGTATAAATAAATTGAAGAATTCTCATCGCTGCTTATCCTTGAAACTTTTGTCCATAGAACTGCTTCTTTTTCAATTGAAGACCAGTACTCTATTTCTGTGTATAACTGACTAGTACCATCTCCAGCTGTTATTGCTATTTTATTTTTAGAAGTATCAAATACATCAGTCACATCTGTATTAGCTAATCCTACACTTTCACCTAGCCGTACTAAAACAGGAAAGTCTACTAATATATCATCTACTTTTGTACTATCTATATCTATTTTTATTCTTTTAGCCCATTTTTTATACTCACCGTTTTCATAAGTTTCTAACCATCCTACTTCAGCGCCAGGATGAAAATTATAATACAGCAGATTGTCCCAATTAGAGTAATAAGTAGCTTTAATCCATTCTGGTGATCTTGCTATTTTAGATAATCTTACTTCATCTATAATTCCACTCCACCAACCACCATATAATTCTGCATCCCATCGTGCTCCAATACGATAATCATTTGTTGATGCTGCCATATCTACAGTTGCTGATGTACTATGTGTTGAATCATCATCAATATATGATATTATATTTACTTTATTATAAGTAGATGCAGCATAATGTAAGTTATCATCATTTTTTCCTATTATTCCACTATCATCTCTATACCATGTATTATCATTATAAAATCCTGTCTTAAATTGAAAATTAGTAGAACCATCAAAATACATAGTTGGTTTAATATTAGCTGATGAATGCTTTGAAGTTAATAAATTATATGCAGTATTATTGCCTGTTTGTGATGTTTTAAATATTGCTTCAATAGTATAATAATGTGGTGAATATATAACATTTCCTATATTTATCCAATCATCAACCCCATCAAAATTTAAAGCTTTACCTATTTCTCCGTCAACTAGGTTACTACTATTCATATTGCCCTGTGGGGTACCATGATTAGCATTTGAAGTAGAATCATAAATACTATTTGAACCACCAGATGGATCTTGTGACATATGATAAACAGCAACAAAATTATCATCCCAAACTCGATTTACAATATTTTTAGTCCAAACTTTTCCATCTTCAGAAGTAGCATAAAGAATTCTAGAATACGACCCATCATTACCAGTATACCACAGTTTATATAAGGTATCATTCTCTTTAATTACACATGGTGTATATGCATAATTAGTATCATAAGTACCTTCTTGATTATAATTTAATACTAGTTGAAAATTAGACCATGAAATTCCATTTGTACTTGTACAATATAAAATTCTATAATGTGATCCATCCCGGCCAGTGTACCACATCTTGTACGAACCACTTAATTCTTTAATTACAGAAGGAGAATAAATATATGAAGTATCATAAGTACCTTCTTGATTATAATTTAATACTAGTTGAAAATTAGACCAATTTATTCCATCAGTACTTGTACAATATAAAATTCTATAATGTGATCCATCATACCCAGCATACCACATTTTATATGAAGTATCACTCTCTTTAATTACAGATGGATAATAAGCAGAATTAGTATCATAAGTACCTTCACTACCAACATCTATTATCATTTGATAATTAGACCATGATGTGCCATCAGTAGAGACCGCATAAAGCATTCTTCTATATGAGCCATCATACCCAGCATACCACATTTTATATGAGGTGTCACTTTCTTTAATTACATATGGAGTATATACATGTGTAGTATCATAAGTACCTTCAGTATTATAGTTTAATACCATTTGATGATTGGACCAGGTTAACCCATCTGTTGAAGTAGCATACATAATTCTATAATGTGATCCATCATTACCACTATACCACATTTTATAGGAGGTATCACTCTCTTTAATTACACATGGTGCATACATACCACTAGTATCATAAGTACCTTCTTCATTTATATTAACTACCATATTTATAGGTTTAACACCTGGGGTTTTTCCTACATAATGAGTATTATCAGCCTCACCATTATCATAATATAAGGTCAGTTTAGTATCTCCACTTCCCTTTACAGTAGGTACTTTCACCCACAACTGAGCTTTCTTATATATAGAATCCCAGTTTTCTATTTCTATAGGAAGTTGAACATTATATTCATCTTCTATCTTAATCCTATAATAATTATTTCCTAGTTCAGTGAAAATAGCAGATATATCTTCATCTGAAATACCACTTGATTCAGATAGATTTATTAATAAAGGAAAATTTGTTAATGTTTCATTTATTTTTGAACCATCTATTGTTATATCTATTTTATTTGACCAAGACATTTATTTAACTCTCCTTTTACGGCGCGCCCGAAATTACAGTCGGAAGCACATCTCCATAAATTAAATCATTATAACTGTACCCTGCTAAATCATCTAAACATACTATATCATGAGCACCACTATATGTTGTTTCTAAATAAAAATAACCTGTTCCACTTGCTGATACTGTTTCATCCATTAAGTCTCCGGTATCTCTTCTATACGCGCGAACAATTCTTCCTGCGGCCGGCAAACCCCGTTCCGTAACAGTGCCATCAAAATAATGTGTACTAAATTCTGGAAATTCAACTATTTGAGCAAAGCTTCTAACGTCTACACCTGGTGCTTGAGATAAACTAGCTTCTACTTTGGTTCCAGAAGTTGTTAAAACTATTTCTGAGAATGCATATGGAAAATGACCAGCGTTAGTAGTGTTAACAGTAGAATTGACACTCTGTGTAGGTACAACAATGGCAGTAGAGTTTTCACTGACTTTATTAATAGAGGACTCTTTAACACTCTCCGACGATGAAAATGAGAAAAACCGCTGTTGTGTAACAATGTCCAGTGATTTATCAAAGTCTACTACAAAAATAGTGTAATAAGTATTACTATTAGACGAATATTTATTTGTATATACACTCTGTAGATCATTATAAATTCTAGTACAACCATAAGAAGGCCCATTACCATCATAATTAGATCTAACGGAAGCAATAAGTATAGACTTACTAGTTGTTGGGGTATATTCTGGGTATAATATATTATGAATAGATGAATTAGTACTACCGCGAACAGTCTGTACATAAAACTCTTCATTTAATGCTTCTACTATATAGTACTGACCCATAATAGCTCCAGAATCCGAGGTAGTCCTTTGAACTGTCAATGTTGTACTATTAGTAAAATAAGATTCTAGAAATGAATGAGAATACTTATTAGAAACGCCGTATCCATATGAAGATACCACAACAAATGCTCTGTGAAGATCTACTTCTTCTACAGTAATGTCTGTTGAAGTACCAGATACATAAAAATGACCACGCTGTATTTTAACTTTATTTGGATTAAATTCTATAACAGAAGCAGTCATATCTATTCTACCCATACCCGACCCGTACATACCTCGACAGGCTGCTATCTTATTACCTGTAAAAATTAAACAAGCTACCATAGACTCATAAGTACCAGCATTACTACTAGAAGATTTTAATGTATAAAAAGGAACACAATTTTCAGAAATCTGTCCTTTTGTCAAATACTTTATATCTTGATAATCATTGTCAATTAAAGTAAACTTTATATTCTCTATCGATCTGACAAAAGATTTGGTTTTCAATACAATAGGGAATGTTGGTTTATACCCTACCCAATCAATCACCGAGAACGCTGTTTTAACATCTACCGACGGAGCTGAAATTAACTTCATTTCTAAAGTGTTATTAGGGAGTAATTCAATAGAACACCATCCAAATTTAATATATGAACTATTATTTGTGTTCACCTCGCTTCCGGGACATGTATTAGAATAAGCAATTATACTATCATTATGTCCTATAAATCTATCATACAATGATTGGGTCTTAGTGCTATCAGAAGAACTAAAATATTGATATATATTCTGAACATGCTCCCTACCATCAATGAACTTTACCATAAAATAACAATAATAGCACGTATAGCTACTAGAATATTTATTAAAGCCTGCTATAGAAGTAGATTGATAGGTAAGCATAGCTTGGGCGTAAGATGCTGAAGTGCCATTAAGATTAATAGCATATGAACCTATCAAAAAAGTACATGCTGGTTCTAATTCCATAGTGGCATAGTCTCGGCTATAAGATGAAAAACTACCGGTATGCTGTTCCACCTCAAAATTATTTTTTAAATCCTCAAAAGTGTAATAAGTGCCATTCCAATTACCAGCCGTCCCCATTCTGTATAATTCTATCCCACTAGCACTTGTAAACTTCCCCCTAACATATGAAGAATCGGCGTTACCATTGGTTGCTAAAGATCCATTAAATATTAATACAGTTTTAGATAAATCTACACTAGAAATAGTAGTAGTATAATATTGTCCACTAATATAAATAACATCAGAATTAACCTTCACTTGTTCCGGGTAAAACTCCACGATGTTCAAATGTATTACAGATATAGCTCCTGTATTGCCCCCTCTATTGATACATACTAAATTAGGTGACTCAAACCATACATTATACATTTGTTTAGAATAGGTATTAGAATCACCACGAGATGAAATAAAAGGAACACAATTCGATATATCTTGTCCCTTAGTTAAAGCATAATCAATGTATTTATCTTCGCCTGTAATAGTAATAATACTATTTTCAACAGATTTTACACAAGAAATACCAGATGCTAATGGGCTAGAATTACTACCAATAGATATATCTACACCTTTCCAATCGAATACTTGTAAACTGCCATAACTTACAGCTCCGGAATTATTTCTATATATCTCTACACCACTGGCCGTTAATAGTTCTGCTGTACAAAAAGCATTATGAGTGTAACTACTGTTGTTAAAACTGACAGTAACTATACTCTGAAAATTATCTAATATTGCCATAGAATAATCTAAATCTACTGGATACTTCAAATCATATTGAACTGATGTAGCACTAGAAGAAAAATAAGGGTACCACTGCTGTGTATGCCTCTTATTATCAGCAAATTCAATAAAAAAAGATGTACCATATACTGTACTACTACCAGAAGATTTATTTATTCTAATGTTTTTTCTACTCCACAAAAAAGTCCTAGCATAATGGTAAGGAGGTGAGTTTCCTCCGTAATCAGAATAATAAGAGGATAGCAATAATCCCTTAACAAAACTCATTGGATTTAATTCAATATCAGTTGTAGATACGTTTGACCAATCAGATGATTGTACAGTAAATTGATCTTTCAAAGCCTCAAACACAAAATAATGACCATTTACGGATTGATTAGTGGTGCCCCTTCTAAACTCTAAACTAGAATTACTAGCAAACTTACCTCTAACTAAATTAGCACTAGCATAGTCAGTACCCGTGGTGCCGACATTATAAAAGGACATAGCCGCTCGATCTTGGTCTACTCCGCTTATAGTAACAGTTGTATTAGTGGTCCCATCTAAAGTAAAAGATCCCTGTTGTACCTTTACTTCATTTGGATCAAACTCTACTACATATACTTTACAATAATTTGTGCCATTATTATATGCTCTTGCCACATTTATAAAATCATCGGAGCCGGTAGAAGAAAAATAAGCATCCGTAATATGTGCTCGCATAGTACTACTATTCCCACGAGTAGACATAAATGGAACACAATTATCTACATTCTGTGATTTAGATAATTGACCAGACACAGTTAATGCCGATAATGCAAGATCAAATTTTTCTACTGATTTAACTATATTAGCCATTATTTAAGTCCCCTCAATTTCTGTAAATCAATAATAGATCCAGTAAGTTCTTTAAACATTGCAAATTTACCGTCATACAAATAATTAACTCCTTCATTGGCAACATATAACCAGCCACTATCTATTGTAGCATCGGGGCTAGCCCATATATTATTAATGTTATTACTACTTCCTTTTAAAATATTGTATCCGTGATCCAAATATTTGTATTCATACATTTCCCATTCATCTATAACAAACTTGTCATTACTTCCGCCCCAATTACCTTCCATAGTGAGTTTATACGCCCAAAATGGCGTATTATTATCAAAAACAATTTCTTGCCACCTACCATATGTAAAATCAAAATAAGGTGTGGTGGTGTAATGATCCTCAAACAACGGGGTCCAATCATTGAAGTCATTAGACCCATAAAAACTTATTTTTTTAGGAAAAAAATTCTCATTACCTCCTATTTTTGAAGGCAACAATCTCAATTTAGAAACAACCCTTTGTTTAGAAGTTTTACTTTTTTCATACATACGCCATCTTCGAACCCTGTGAACTGCGCCGCCGAAGGTACTTTTTATAACAAACCTATAATATGGGTATTTATTAGAATTACTAAATTGAAACATATACCAATCAGTAGATTCAGTACATGTACCAGAAACTAATGTAAACCAATCATATTCCTTTGCTGTATGAGGATTAACAAAACTTCTTTGAAATAAAAAATCTTTTGGCATATTATTTATAGTCTCACCCTTAAATTCAAATACAGATATTGCATAACCAGGACTAGGAAAGCCTATAGCTAGCCACCCTTCTTCACTATTTCCCTCCCAATACCTGTGACCCATTGAATCATAAATGTCTGAATATGGACCTTCCTCTAAAAAAATCATACCTGATTCTTCTCTATATACATAAGGAACTAACAAATTAGCTTCAGGTACTACATCTTCTGTAGTAATGGCAAAATTAATGGACACCGATGCTGTTGTGGCACCTGTTACTTCCCAATAACTGTCATCAGATTCTATATGGTTATCAGAAAGTTTATATGGATCCCCATCATCAGATGATGTGTGCCTATATACTATATCAGTGATATCTAAACCATAAGATTCAAAATCTAATACTTGCGGTGGAACATATTCATTCGGAACGAATAACTCAGAGGTATCAACAATAAAATCTTCAACAAAAAACTCTCTAGCTATTACCCAAGATAAATAACAATTATTAAATACATAATATGTATCCCTCCCAATATTTAGTCTACTAGGCCGTGTATCACCTTCTACACGCCTCTCAATAGTCTTATAGGCATTTGGTTTAGTAAGTCTACCATTGATTCCTATAATTACATTATCATCATATTCCACATAACCAACTGAATGTATGTTAAAAGAACCAGCTTCAGGACCAAAACCGTTATAGCTATCAAAGGTGTCTATACTTATAGCATTTATTGAAAGATAGTCATCTCTATAATAATTTGATTTTATGTAATTTTCAGTAGAAAGTATGTTCAAGTAATATCCAAAAGTATAAGATTGGTATGAGCCGTCATAGTAAATACCAAATTCAACTATCCAATTTGTTTTTCCAGTTAAAAAATCATATTTAGTGCTTAAATGGCCGTGATCAAGCTTTATACCATATAGATCATGAAAAGAGGATGAATTTGGATACCATTTTGTGTTATCAATCAATTTATATCTAAAATCTGAAACAAAATAAAAATCCAAACTTTCCATATCTTCTGCACCAACGTCATCGTCGCGGCCCCAGAACATAAATATTTGTTTAGTCTCTCCTTTACCGATAAATGGGATTTTAATCCATATAAAAAACTTTTTACTCGCCAAATCATAATAATTATGCCAATAACATAATGCTGAAGATCCATTTAAATTATCAGCAAATCTTACGTCTCTATAATCAGACTTTAAAAGTTCTAAATTAAAATTAGACGCATCTAATTTTATATACACCTGTGCATTTACTCTATCAGATATTCCTGGTTCTGTTATAAAGATAGGGCGTACGTAAGTGTAAGCAGCAGGATTTATCTGTAGACCATATTGAACCATTATGTCTTAATCTCCCACCAAGTCAACAAACTAGCCTCATATATATCTTTTATATTAAAATCTTGGGTATCGGGTACATCTACCTTCATGTATAAATCTCTACTATCATTTGGTGGAATAGGCCCTAATTCTACTGGTGTTTGTAAATATACGGATTCTATAATAGGCGGCACTAAATACCAATAACATTTAGTAACATCATCATTTATAATAAAATTATCAATGTATACATCTCTAGCAGCATCAACTTCTATATTTATATTTAAACTACGTCTATAATGAAACACAAGATAATCATGGTAATAATAACCTGCGGTATACATTTTAACCTCAGTCCAGTCTGTTCCATCATAATGATATAAATGAAGCATTTGTGTTGACTCATTATCTCTTCTAATTTTTATTTTACCAGAGCCGGTTACCCCGGATGAAGGAAAAGTTTCACTATGATTATAACTAGTATAGGAATTATCACCATGTCTAGTATTTCCATGAGCAGACAGTTTAAATTCAATTTCAGTGGGTCGCCTTATAATAGTAACTTTGTAATAATCACTTTTACTATTGTTAGTAGTATTAGGATTCACAGATAAACTAATAGAAACAGACCCAGACACGGTAGATTCTGGTACATCATAGTCTACTTGAAATTCAAATGTTTCATTATAATATTTTCTTAAATACCATTTCTTATAACTATCTATAAAAATAGGAGAAGGTGAGTTAGGAGTGTTGCTACCTTTGAATAAAAGTCTATCGTCTTCTATGTATATTCTTTCATCGTAATAATTCCATCTATGCTCGGCAGGGCGATCATTCAAACTTCCACTAAAATCATCATTAGCCAACCAAGTTTCATCAAAAGACACATTATCATATAACTTACTTGGTGGTGCCACATACATCTTAAAATTAATCTGTGTATAATAATCTGGTGTTACGTAATAATTATTATTAGGTTTTTTAGTATAATTCATAGAAGTCCAACTATTATCAATAGATAATGGGTACTCACCATCCCATACACTACCATCCCCAGGCTCCGAATACACTGCAAACGGAGTTCTTTCGTTTGATGTTTGTGCTGGTAATATATGCTTTGTAATTTTTCCTACAAACTTATCAACAAAATAGGCATGTCCGTCGGCGGACATAACCCAACAGCCCATAACCGTAGTAAAAATTCTATATGGATAGGGTATACTAACTGATAACATAAGTCTACCAAATTGCTCTTCAGTTGTCATAATACGCTTAAGAACAAAACCATCCAATATCCAAAGAGCCTCATCACCATCTGCACGCATCGCCAGTATATTACCAGTGTCACTTATATTTTCCAAAGAAGAAACTAAATGAGCATCTGAATCAAGTCTAAGTAAATTAGTATAGCTGCCGGAAACTACATTAACAAACCAACAACCTCCATCTGAAAGCATGCAACATACACCCAACGTGCCTAAATCATCTGAAGCATATGACTTCAGTGTATTGCCAAAAGTATCTAATAAAAATACCACATGCGATGGGATGGACGTGTACCAAGCATTTCCAGAAGAAGGAGTTACACCAAAACCACCGATTATTAATTGAGCATCAAATAACTTAAGTACAGGACTACCTAAAGCTTTATCATAATGTAGAAAATAATCACCCGCTTTTGAAATGTCACTCCCAGCGTTACCATAGCGAGCATAAAGATACAACCACAAACCACCATATAAATCTATTGCCATATCTTTAATAGAAATCATATAGGAATAATTACCAGTATCTGCTACGTCTCTGTGACTGGCACTAGAACTATTGTTAGCTAAATAAAATACTTCGGCCTTTCTATTAGACAATATTATACCAGCAGAATCCCCAGTTAATGGGTTCACTACATGTAGATAATCAGATACTCCACCATAATAGTCATAGTACCTAAACACTTCATTCACTTGCTTAATAAGTTCTTCACTATCAGTGTGGTATTCAGTATAACCTACTATAGTATCCTGATGATCTCTATGAGCATATATTTTTCTATATATGTCATATTTAAGTATATCTTTATTACTTCTTACATTTATAGTCTCAGTGGTATCGTAATTATCTATCTTTATGGAAGACCCCTGATCAGAGGTAGTATTTAATATAACAATATTAGAATATTCATTTAATCCTTTACCACTAAATACTGTAGTAGTGTACTCACCTTCAAAAACATTAAAAGCCCTCATAGTGTCAACAAGTATATCAGCTGTGTCATGTTTTAAGGTAAGATTATTATTATAGACTGTTACATTATTTCCTAAAGTACCTTGATTCCAGGTATCTTTACCAGCTATTACAAAGCCTGTATTCTTCACACCCATCCATGGACCATTAACATTGTTAGATATGGATACTGCGTCATCCATTTTATTTAGGCGCGGTTCAAGGCGAATAAACGCTGTAGCATCTGAAGTACCACTATTATAAATAGGTATAGTGTATATATCTGAAAAACCTTTTGTAGCCACAGTATTAAATTCAGTTTTATTCCCATCTGGACCAAAGTTTATTATAGTATCGTCATTTAATATGGTGTATCCATATACAGAACCACTAATTGATGTACCACTAGCAATTGTATGGTTTAATCTTATAAAACTAGGGGAGGACGAACCGGAAATAGTAGTGTAATAATAACCATCACCAATAAGTGTAGGACTACTCATCATAGATTCGTAAAATTCATTTCTATACTGAAATGCTATACCAGAAGCAACAGTACCAGAAGTAGACACTGATGAGAAATAATAACGTATTTCATCTATTTTAGTACGCTCACCTAAATCTACATCTAAACATAGTATATCATTTTCAGACATTACTGCTACTGGTTCTGTACCAAGATCTAACAAAGAGGTGAGTTGTAGATAATCAAGAGGTACATTACCTATTTCTAGATTAACGTTAAGTGCAAAATGTTTTGCCAAGTTAAATTTCATGGATCTTATACTCCTATATCCCATTGAGCAAGTAGTCTCGCAGTCCTAGATACAGCATTGCTAATTTTGTTTGGTAAAACAGTCCTAGAATAAACAGTGACAGAGTCACCATTAGGAACTTTTTCATAAAAGAAAGGAAGATGTGGGTCATCTATCTTATAAAAGGTTACATTATCCTTTGATATTTCTATTAAATCTGATGATGATGCTACCTCATAGTCATAATCCGTCTTATCATAAACAAACATATCTTTATAAAAATCTGTTTTAGCGTAGTTATAAATTTTAACTTCAGAAATTACTGCCGAAATGGATTTAGCTTCCCCTGGAAGATCAAACGTTGCATTGGCCGAACCCGTACCGCCAAAAATAAAGGTATAAAACTTATCATCTTCATATGTCCAAGTCTCCCTATATGTAAAGGACAAAACCCCATTAATAAACAATTTTATTGTAGCCCCAGATGAATCAATGCCCTTACCGTTATTAGAAAAAGCAATTCCAAAATGCCATGGCTCATCTATTCTTATAACAGAATCGTTAATTGCATTCAAGAACAACCTATTAAAAGTACCAGTCAAAGTATTTCCATAGTATATAAGAAATCCTACAGAAGTTATGATACAACCAAACGAATCATTAGCTGTACTAGTTAGATTAAAAATACTACGAGAGGCTGTTTTACCATAAGAATCTATGCCTCTAATAGTAGTATCCGGTCTAATCCACATACTTACAGCACCAGCAGATAAATTAATATTAGAGAACGGCATTGTAACACTATCGTTTTCAGACAAATACAAACCAGGAACATCATTAACTTTATCTTCAAATATATTTCTAGATATCAATAACCCATCTATTTCAAATATAACATTTTTTGTGTCATTACCTCTAAAAAAGAAACCAAAAGTACCAAATAATATCTCATTTGGCGTCCTTGGGTCAGTGTCTATAACACCTTCCGAAGCATTATAGTCCAAATGATCCGCACTTTTAAATCTTAAAAACATATTATTCCAACCACTCTGTACTGAACCGGATAAAGAAGTAAAATCCCAATGATATATAACCGGCTGCTTTCGTGAAGTTCCATCAAGACCACCAAAATAAAATTCACCGTATGTCCAATCTATGGCATCATAATCTTCTATATACCATCTAAACGCCATCGCATCTCTCCAACTACACTTTTCATCTATACCAAAATCATCTCCCTCTCTAAAGTAGATTCTTTCATTTACGCTAGACTTTGGATATTCTATTCTTAAAGCCCTTGTACATGTGTAATAAGTGTGTGCATAAGAGCTACTAAGTATACTTTTATTAGAGCCCCACCACTCTGGGTATTCAATGATATTAGGCTTCTCGTTACCAAACACCTTTAAATATTTTAAATACTTTTTACCAGCATTATGATTAGTAGCATTTAAATCTTTGCTTACCACCCACCTTTCATAATTAGGGGTGTCACCCCACTTACCAAATAATACTTTCTCCGGCTCATCAACAACAGAATCTGAATATGTATAATTAGTGGGGTCGTGTGTCCAATCTTTTGTATCATCTTCTGCCCATGGCCCCACGCCATTGGGTGTATTAGATATATAAAATTGGTACTTTAAATTAAGTGCTATTATAGGTGTGTCATCACTATTTATAATAGAAAAACCATAGTTCTCATAAACTTCTATTTCTCTAAGAGCTGGGCCATCGAAAAAACCATAAGTACCATCACCTATAGGCATTTGTGTTTGGCTTTTTGCAAAATCGAATACTTGTACTTTGACCCATCTTGCTTTAACAGATGACATTAAATCATGAGTACGTTCATAACTATCATTATCAGTTATATTAAACACTGTAGTAAAATTATCTTGTTCTTCAGCAACTGCTATAGTGTAGTCATAGATCATATGATCATCCCTAGCACCTTGATCATTATACTCTTGTGCTCCATGTTTTAAAACAAATCTATAAACATCATATACTTTTCCAAGATCTAATACAAAATATGGTTCTGGTATATCTCCGGACACACCCCAACACTTAGACATGTCATATAATGCTTCACCATCAACTAAATACTGACTGTCCATAACACCAAATGTCTTTGTACCACTAACCATTGCGCCAAAGGCCACATTCTTATTACCAGAAGCATAAGCGGTTATAGAAGAACCTAAAGGTTCCCAATCATTATTATAACCCCCTCCTGGAGCAAGTTGTGTACTAACTTCAGTAAAAATATTAAATCGTTCTAATAGTCTATTAGTACCATCACCGTTAAGCAAAGTAACCATAACCCAGCGAGCATCTTTCGGATCATTATAATACATTTTCCCAACATTAATTATGAAATTATCAATATATACTGATGCAAGTGGGTATCCTGGGGCCACGCTTTTAAGTATGAAGCTTAATGAAGTCCTGGTCCATTCATTATATATGAATCTATATTCATATATTAAACTCCACACACTTTTATCAATGTCTTTTGTATAAAAAGTTACAACGGAACCAACGCGTTTAACCTTCATACTCCCTTTGATAGGAACAAAAACAGTAATAGGAGTAAAATATCTTTCTGATATATTATCCTCATCGTCACTAATAGCTATTCTAAAAATAATGCGACCTGATATAAACCCAATTTCAAATGTAACAGTAATACGTGAGTTTAATGGGTCTTGTAGAACAAGAACGAGTGACCAAGAAGTGTTGTCTTGTCTGTCACTTAAAATATAATCAAATTGTATATCAAAATCTAACATAAATCCATATTTGAAAAGAGATTTAGCTGTATCCTCGTAAGATGATGCACCATTTACTTTCATATACATCTTATTGTCAAAAATATAAACATGGCTTACACTAGTTTCTTCTCTATTCCACAATTTAGGAATGGAGTAATCTTGTGCAACAAAAGAAGTATCCAATTCTTCCGAAGAAATGTGTTTAAATGCCTCGTTGACATTGGATGTATCAGCATTTGAATAGAGTGCATTATTATACAGTGATAAATCTGTAGCATTAGGACTAGCGTAGTTTCTCAAAAATTCAAGACTATATCTTTTTTCTAAATCAACGGCAAACATTGAAAAATATTTATAGCTAAATAAGGACCCTGGAAAATAGTAACTGTATTGGCTCTCATATCGCATATCCACATCACAATATTTACCATAAATTTCATTAGTATCACTAACATAGAAAGACATTGTATATAATCTACCAAATAACATTTTAGTAGGTATAGGTATGTATCGATAATTATAATCTTTATCATAATATCTGGACTTACCTCTGGGATTATTCCTATCGCCGCGAGAAATTCTTAAATTAGTTATATTACCTTTAAAGTATTTACCTATTTCTAAATCACTTAATCCAGTTATATTAGGAGTACCCCCATAGTCTAGTGAAGCATACAGACCATCTACTGCTATTCTAGTCTTACTATAACGTCCTCTAATAACAAATGTAACATGTGTCCATCGATTGGGTCTAAAAATTGATAAATGTAATGCTTTATTGATAGCAGCATTATCATTATATAATATTTCTAGTGTATATTTATTAGAGTAACTAGTAGATTTGCTTAATACTAATGCAAATTGATTATCAGGATCTGATAAATGGTCTTCCAAATCCGTTTTACGCTGTTGTAGAACAACTGAATAATTACGTTGGCCTCTTACTAATAAAATAGTATATTCATCTGGCACAAATTTACTTGTGGGGGGAGTAAAGGGCGAAGACCACCTAGCAAACCCTTTAGTAATACGTGCCTCTTCTATTATACCCAAAAATGGGTCAGTAACACTGTCATCAACACTAGCCATACCTATATACATATCATTTTTGTTAAAGCCACTTGACCATTTTGCCCAGCATGTATCAGTGTCCTCATAATACCCTAAAGTTCCTGATATAACAGTACTATCCTCTATATTACCATTTAAAAATAAATAAATATCATTACCAGCCCTACTAACAGCTATATGTACATATCCATCGCGAACTGGATCATACCAGTGTGAACTAGTAAGCAACACGTCCCCACTTTCAAAAACCAACTTACTCTCGACACCATCATAATAGAGATGGAGGGTGTCTTTTCTATAGAAAAGCGTCATCTTAGCTGAACCAAAAAGCATAAACTTACAATACAAATCTATCGTAAAATCATCATACCTAAAATCAAAATAACTTTTATCCCTAACTATTATAAAACTGTCAGGATCTTTTAGCTGATATGCCCAACCAACATATCCCTCACTAGGTTTAAACAACTCCAGTCCTTTATACTCAATTTGATGATCTTTTGATGAAACGTCTCTAAGTGCTCTTGGTAATTCTGTTGGTTTTAGCCAAAAATCAATTGACGCCCATCGTTGTTCAATTCTAAACGCTTCAATTTTAGGAACTGTTATATAAGAATCACCATCAAATTTAATACTACCAGTGCTACCAGGCATCACTATTCCATCTGAAGATAAATTGGTGTTAATTTCAAAATGGTATAATTTGCCCTTAACATAATTATCAGGATATGTATGGTTACGTGCACTAGCTATTCCAATATACTCTGACGACCATATATGGGTATCAGTCCAATTACCAGTAAAAGCAAGAACATCACCATCAAAATCATCTTCCCAAACACTGAGTGTATAAAGAGAAATACCGTCATAAGTCATTTTAAAATAATATTTAGTGTCCAGCTGACAAGTACCAAAGTTAGGACTATTATATTTACCTTGAAATACTGAATCTGTAACAACATATATGTACGTACCGTCAAATCTTATTTCTACATGACAACCCCATAAATATTCAGCATAAGAGTGACCCAACTTAGAACCATCTAAAAACCCCACATTTACTGAACCACTTTGAAAATCATTCACTTCTAAAACAAACTTAAGCTCTATTTGCGGGGCATTTTGACTATTTATCACACGGACACCCCAATAAAATTCTTTTTCCTCGTCTACTGAACGTCTAATACTTGAATAAAAGCCGGTAGTATTATAGCCTTCTATGGAAAAATCAAGATATCCAGGATATTCATATGTACCACTAACTACTGTACCGCTTGGTGGTACCCAATCAAAATATGTTAAATGTTGAAGAACGTAATAACGAGTATTACCATTCCACCACTCCACTGCCTCCCATTCCGCAACGGAAACCGGTGAAGAAAAATCTGCTTTATAACTACCTGAAACTGTGGTTATAGAAGAATCTATCTCTATATTGCCATGTTTAATGACATCATTTTCATAATAACTATAATCAAAAATGGTATCATTAAATTTATCTTCAAGTAGATAACATGTTGTATATCTGTCAACACCACAATAAGTATTTAATTCCGTTGTACTATTGCTTACATAGTCTACAGAATCTCTCTTATAATCATGATATATAACAAGTTTATCTATAGATTTTGGAGAACCTAAATCCAAAGTTATATATTGTCTATCTTTTATTTCATAATAACTTCCAGATACGGATTTATTATTCAAATGTGGTGCTGTATCAACAGCTGCGCCATATATAAGGTCTATGTCTTTATCATGATAATAAAGAGCGTCCAATTCTACACCTTCATAATAAGCTCTAATTTCTCTTATCTTCCAATTATTATCTTTACATAAAAGAGCTATCCTCCAATATCTATTTCTACTTAATACTGGAATATGAATAACACTATAGACACCTTTAGTAATGTTTTGAAACTGTATAAGATTGTCTGTCAGTCTCTCACCATTATTAAATTCTTTCCATATGTTACCATCATCATAAGTATAATATGCCAATTTTCCAATGATGGAATCTTTCAAAGCATAACAATCACAATTTATAGATACATTGTAATTATCATTTTTTATTGGATAGTCATAACTCTTACTCAAGTTTACTCTAGGACCTCTATCCGATCTCTTTAATGAGTCGTAACCATTAAATTTATTATAAAACACCGTACTTAAATTATCTGAAGTGGTTCGTAATATATCTACATATAAATCATAAGGCACACCGTAATAGTTTTTTAACACGATTTCTTTAGTTTCACCGGTAGCATCAAGACCGTTATTTTCCAACAAAACTATATTCTCACAACTATTATCTTCTACAAATACATCATCCATGCTAACATTGAGTATTATGTCACTAAATCTAGTAGGTAAAATAGGATTTATATCTATGGTAAAATATCTTGGTGTGTCCCCCACAGGAGCTACCACACGAGTTTCTCCTTCTTGATACAAATCAGAATTAATCCAATACGTACCATATAAAGAATAATTTATAAACATACCACCAACTAAACTAGACCCTGTATCAGGAGCAAATCCATATATCTCCATTTCTAAAATTTTTGTAGATCTATGGTAATTTGTATATACTCTAAACCCTTTAGCATCCAAAGGTTCCCATTCATGTGTAATTGTTTTCCATTCTAAATTAGCAGCTTGATGTGTGGAAGTGCTATTAGTAATTTTAAAATTAGCAAAATAAGAAGCATGTCCAGGAAGAGTAGCATCCCCTGGATAATACAATCCTGGACCATTTACATATTCTAAATTCATATGACCAATTGAAGGATTACTGAATAAGTAGACGTCTACTTGACTATAGTTACGATCGTGTTTTACATACCTAATTTTATCCAGAGTAACAGCGGTATAGTCTGGAATAAGATTAAAGTGTGGATTGTCAGCATCCCCCGACAAATAAAAATCATCTACATAATAAGAAAGAGCAAAATTTTTAAAATTATTTTCTTCTTTAAAATATATTTTTGATTTAAATATTTTTTTATTTCTATTTAATGGAAACTTTATAGTAAAAGCAATCGGGTCTTGTTCAAATTCCTTAACAGTTTCCTTCGTATACCACGGATACTCAAAATAATGCCTGCCCAACCACTCATGGTCACCATTAACCCAAAAATATTGAGGATTAACGGGAATAACACCGGTATTAGAATAAGAAGACCAACCATCAGCAGCTGTTCCATTCTTTGGAACCGTTGTTATACCATCGTATAATTTATCAACACCGTAATACAAATTATCTACTGTATACCATTCCCAGAAACCAGTAAAGTTATTAAAAAACCCAACAGTATGCCATCCCCCAAATACATCACATGTCCAATTAATATCTAAACACCTGGCTAAATTATATTCCAAATTAGGGCTTTCTGGCTCGCCAACTATAGATATATTTTCGACATTCAATCTATTCCCAAGATCTACATCCAATAATAATCTACTTTGTTTTTGGTTACTCCTCGCATACATCATCAAACCATCGGTGCCATCACCATGAAGAGAACCGGGATATATAACATCTCCTACATCTACTTTATCTGGAAATACATAATATAAAGCATTAACATGATGGGGATCAGATAAAGGACCTTTATACAACTTTACATTATAAATACCAAGTAGATCACCTTTTTTAACAAATAAATTACAATCCTCTTCTATAACCATTTGGTATCTATCATATAAATGCTCATTTGGTTTATCCTTATCCCGTATCGGAACTTCATTTACACAAATTAAAGTACCGTCCGCTTTTGGCCGAAAAATTAAAAATTTACTACCTATAGCAGTCACACGGCCTATATCATCTTCTTCAGTACATAACCAACCACCAAAACGTGGATCAGGTACCTTCTCGTATCGAATATCTAAAGTACCTAAAGCGTGTACCTCATGTATACGCCCATTAGCATTAAATGGATGACAGTAGTCTATTAGTGTTTGATCAAATCCGACTACATAATTATATTCTGGATAAGTGTGCTTACGGAAATCATCATCCATAGTAAAACGTAATTGTTCATTGGATTTACCCGGGCCGGCCGACAACCAATCTCGTCTACCAGCCTCTACGTTATATGAAAAAGGATTAAAATTAATAGATGTGGCGTTATTATTATCGAACAACGCTTGAATATTGTAGGTACTTAGTGTATAAGACGCAGCTGGTTTAGAATAATTTGCAGGAGGTTTACCAATAGATGATGTAAATGTTTTGTTACCGTCTTCATCATAAAACCCCAATGTAACTGCTGCCTTAGAATAAGCCACTGTTACGTTACTATCGGTTCCAAACGAACCAGAGTGTATTTTAAATCTATTATCCTCAGTAAATTCTACTTGTGCAGACTCATAACCACCAATAGAAATTAATGATAGTTGTCTTTCTATCAATCGTGCTATTTTTGAACCACTGTGCCCATTAAACGCACCTAATATTATTCTCTCTGTACCATAGAAATCAATATCTACTAGCAACTCACTATCATTAACATTTTCAATAGTAAATTTGGTGGTATGGTTGTTGCTGGACAAACAATACCCAGCCACACCTATACCAGCACATGGATGTGTGTATTTACCAGCTTGATAATATTCACAGTCCTTTTTATCACATGAAAATTTACTAATGGATCTAACTTGAATAGCTCTTATAAAGAACTCATCACCATCTCTTCCATCACTATAAATTGGATGTACCCTGAGATCATAAACATCTCCTTGCCAATATTGTGCGTCAGCCAGAGTTACATTATAAGTATGCCACTTATTATCAGAAGCAATGTCAAATAAAATAGTTTTTTTTGAATCCCAAGCAGGATCTGCCAAAGTGCGCCACTCAAACATTCCCTTTTTAGGTATTTTTTGACCTTCAAGCCGCGGCTGAATATTCAATTTCATAGACAATGTGATTATATAATAATCCTCCGCAGGAAATGGAAAGAATGGATTTATTCTACCTATAACGGAGAAATCGCTATATAAAGTACCAAATAAAAAATTATTCCAACAACCATATGTATGAATACCATCATAATATTCCAACCATCCACATCACCATTACGTCCAAAATCAGCTGAATAGGCTAAATTGGTATCGTAATGACATAGCGGGGAGACACGTATTATAACATCATCTCTTGAATAGGAATTATCCAATTGGAAACTCCTTCAGATCGCAGGCATTAAATACTCCTATCATACAGCTACCACGACCATCCTGACCACTACATTTACCACAATATACTAAAATTCTTTTATATTCTTTATTTTGTCTATCATTTAACATTCTATTAACCACCGCTTTTTCTAATACCATTTCTATAAGGTTATCAAATTGTTGACGTAAAATATTTTTAATATTATATCTAAAAATGGCACCACATTCATCACATTTATACACATAAAAACGATTAATTTCTGATGACACATACCTTTTAATATGCTTATACTCTACTAATTCATCTGATGATAAAACATCTATAGATTCTGGTACATCTAAATATAGAATACCTGTTTCACATTGGTCACATTTTAAATCGTGTATCATAATTTTCCTCCTACTATCACCTCCGAGTAGCTGTACTGTTTATTATGTCTCGTACTTGCCAATTTGTTGACATAGAAACTATATCAGCCCCTGGGTACTGCTTCTGAACCATTTCGTGTACCTTGAATTCATATTCTACCTTACCCCAACTAAGCGAATCTGCTGGGCTCATTAGACCAACGGAATACTCTGTCTGGTGACCTAAATGAACCACGTGTGGGTGCTGAATATTACGTATTACCGGAGGATCCACCATACAATTTATTCTTGTAACATGATTACTCCATCCCCATGTATGACCGCCAGGTTTCCATGGCACTCCTTCAGTATAAAAATCATGGAGTCCATATAAATCATCCCACTTAATTAAAGGGCAGTTAAAAATCATCGATAAGGGATTAACAATGACGGGATTACTAGCAGACGACACATTTTTTGCAACAACCTCATGGTAAGGAGGTAAATATCCCTGAAAATTAAGCCTATCAGAATTCGATCTATCTAAAGATACTGCTGCATCCCATTCCTCTTTTTGTTTGGTTTTTTCAACAGTTGTTATAGTGCCTATACCTATTGCTATTGGTTCTCTACCATACCTTTTGTAATACTCACTGGCCCAACACCCTCTCATTTTATTCATAGAAGTATAGCCATCAGGAAAAAAGTTGTATTCATACGGGAAATGTGGTGCACCATGGTGTCTGTTTAACAACACACCCTCCTCCGTATCTGGGTTTGGTCCATCCCCCTGATCTTCAAAGGTGGTTATAAAGTATTTACGTTCCCATATCTCTATTGGTTCCTCTACACTTTTCCATTGATCAGCAAATATTCCATTTATTTCATTAATAGCAATGGCTTCGTTTCCTAAAAAAGAAAGTGTTATAGTTACTGATACAATTCTTCTATTTATCATGTTATACGGAGTAATTGTGTTTTTAATATTTATTTCATATGTTTCTAAACCAGCAACATTATACGAACCACTGGCTATACCACAAAAACCAGCCAATGCCATATCCTCCCCTGAATCCAACATCCCTACCACTTCTACACTTGGTTGACAAAAAGTTACATCTTTTTTTTCAACTTCAGTAGATCCCCAAAGACCTATTATAGTAAGTGTTTCTAGAGCCATAGGATCTCCAGAAAACAACCCCGTCATACTAACAGATCCCTCTGGAACATCTTTGTCTTTATCATCAATGGCAAAAGGAAACCATGTGTACATTCCTGGGAATGATTTAGATGGTGGATTAATTTTATTTTTGCTGGGAACAAAAGTATTTTCAACAGTAGTATAAGGAAGTCCTAATATGTCTTTTTTCCTCATACGAACAATTATACCTCTATTATAAGCTACTTTAGTTTCTTCACCAAACATGCTAACGGACACAACTCTAACTTTTTTATCGTGTTCCGCATCCGAGTAATTATCACTATAATCTGAATCAAATATAACATCATAATCATGATCAAACCTACTATCTCCTGTGGTATGAGCGTATACTTGATTTTTCTTGTCGTAATTATCTAACCATACTAATCTACTATTATCATAATCAGTAGAATTTTCATATAAAAATTCAAACATTCTTGGTGGGCCACCGCCCAATGCGAATTTAGGGGGAAAATTCCTAGTATACTCATTGCCAGTTCTTTCTGGTGCTATAAATTTTAATGTGGTCTTACCCTCATCAGTTATATACCTATGTTCTGCTTTATAAAAATCATTTCTATACGCAGGTCTTACTAAATATACAGAAGGCAACAAACCAGATCGTTTTATGGGGAGCCAAAACTCTTGCCATGCCCAAGCTACTTTGGGGTCATTAAATATATAACCATAAGAAACCCTACCATACCTTGTATATATAAGTGGTTTAGGATACCACCCACTAAACCTCCTAAGACTGAAAACCTCCTCCCACCTAAGCCTTTTACTAGTATCAATATGCTCATTTATATTTGAACACAATCCATAATTTAATGTATCGGTAAAACTAAAACAATCACTAGCATTGGTATTAGAAAATGTATCAAAAGCGTTAAAAGAAGTATAGAACAAAGTATCATCTGCAACAGTAGGTGCCCAAGCACTTCTAAAATCTTGTGGTTCAGGATCAAAATAAGTTATATAATCTTTACATAAGTTGCGATCTACAAATGATCTATTAAAATTCCCAAATGGTGGTAATCGCCAACGATTCAACTCGTACAGCTTGGCATCAACTGTATTAACAAGATTAGCATAACCCGCAAAAGTATCTTCCGGAAAAGTGGCGTGTGTATAGTAACATTGAATTCCACATGCACCAGCCCAATTACTATGGGGAGGGCCGCCATAATAATTTCACTAGGAGTCATACAAAACCTCATATCATCTCTAGGAGAACCATCAATAGGTGCAACACAACTGCCACACACCGCCCATAGCATATATAGATCCGCCCTATCACACCTAGAATAAGGATACCACATAGGTCCTTTACCAGTACCCGGACTCGTCAAATGATCGCCACACGGTGGATGGTTATAAGCAGTTCTTTCCTCACCTATTGGTGTGTATCCTCCACCAGGAGCTAGTGCAAACCCTTCAAAAGGATTAAGTGCTTCTTCTTTGCCAATCGCCTTATACGCATGGTTTATCTCCACACTTCGACAAAACAATGTATTAGTATAAACGTACACTTTTATGGCACTAGCAGAAACATATTTACCATTTGGTGCTTTTGCCATACCCATTACTTGTATAGGGCCTATTTTAATTCCAGTCACTGTAAATCCGGTTGGTGATACTGATAAAACATAAGGGGTTTTAACAACATCTCGCGTAAAACCAGGAAAACCCCCTGGGTTATCTTTACCAGAACTAGCAGAATGGGTACCAACAGAAGTGCGATCGTCCCCTCTATAATTATCAGATGAGCGAGCACTATAGGTCGGTGGATCTGGTGCTGTTTTACCTCCATCTGTCTCTTGTGGAGTAAAAACCAGCGCCCAGGCTTCAATAGATAAATCCCAATCTTTACTGGAGTAACGACGCATCCTATCTTTTAAATTTTTAGGTCGAAATACCACAATGCCCGGTTCTAAAAAACTATGTGATTGTGAATTACTATACGAAGTACCTTTATACTCATAATTATACCCGTCAACTATTATAGTTTTAGTAGATTTATCCGGATACACCTGCTCAAGTTCTACTTCTAAGCCCTCCTTAGAACAATCACCAGGGCTATCTGAGTTCGCTGTAGCACTAGTAGCACTATTATTGGAATCGCCAATAAAAGACAATGACGCTCTTGATACACCCCAATTAAGTATGTAATTTATTCTGTCATCCTTCATATAGACTATTACATAGGGTGAATTGCCTACTGACCCCCAAGAAAAATCAGAACTTACATCCTGCCTTTCTACTATGTAAGCAAATTCATCATACTCATCTATTAAAGTTACTACATGTCTACTATGTGCTGGATATACATCACCAGATTTAGATGCACCAAGTAACATAAGTGATCCTTCAGCCGTTGCTGGTGGGTCAAAATGTCCCATTAATGATTGTTTTTTAAGTGGTTTGTGATCAAATCTAGTTTGTTGTAACAAAAGGCCACAAAAACTACTCTCAACTAAACGATGTTTAAATATAAACACCTCACCGCCAATAACAGCAACAATCACAATATGATTAAGCTCATTAACCAAAAGACGTAATGGTGTAGCCAAAAAATATCCGGAAACATTATCTGAAACAGTCTTAACTGTAGCATCCGAATGTAATATCAAGTTCTCCTCAAATTCATCCACAATATTTTTAATCATTGTTTCTCTATCTGCTGGTGACATTTCATAAGCACTTAAATAATCATTTATATAGTCAAACCCACCCGTTATAGTTTTATTAGCAGCATACACAACTTTATTTCGTATTGTTTGTCCTATCACTGTAATAAAATCAAATTCTGGATTATTAGTATATTTATGATAAATTCCTCGATCATCACTAGTAGTTTTTATACACCCCTCCATCATCTTATCATCGCTAAAATCATCAGATACAAATGGATATACCACAGTCATATCATAAAATTGAGTATACCCCCAAGGTTCTTGCATTAATGTGGGAAAATGGTGGCTTCCTTGTGAAGAAGTTCCTAATTCTTGTCCATGTGCTGAATAAATAATATCATCTTGTGTGATATAGATATTTGGATCGTAGTATCTATTCCATAAACTTGCTGGCATGCACATGTGAATCGCTTTACCAAGCATCTGTCTCCCAAATCCATCTACACTCCTGTCGTATGAAGGAATATATTTTTCGAAAGTGTATAAATCAGCAGTTGTTGCATCTGACCAATTTGGACGTGATTCAAAATATCTATCGTACTCCTCTTGTGAATCCCAATCATGTGTCCAAAATCTTAATTCCATTAATTGGTTGGCCGTAACACGCATACCATTCATCATAGAATCATCAGTACAATATAACCAATCACCAGAATAACATGGACAATCCGTTCTTACACCATTACATACAGGTCCACCCCCCTTACACCATATATTTCTAAGCAACCAACTTGCTCTGCCCCCCGCTGAATCTAATGTTTTATATGGCACACAATCTTCCTTTTCACATGTACAACGTACATTTGAGCTAAGTTCAATAGAATAACCGCCCTCGCCATCACTACGTAGTGAAAATACCGCACCTCGATCATCATCCCAATATAAACATTTTTGCATTGTAGCTCTCATGTTTAATACATGAAAATAAAAAGGCAATCTTACGCCGAGAGCATGACTAGTATTATATTTTTGTAGTGCCTGATAATATTGTGCAGAAAAATTATCTGACAGTGATCTTATTGCCTCTCCATAACTTTGAGGAAGAGTCAGCCCAACACTCATTTGCCAAGGTCTATAATAATTACATACGATAGGTGTTTTTAATAGTTTATTTAGAGGGCCTTCGAAAACTTTACCACGTCCACAACCATAGCCGTCACAAGCACCTCCATTGTAACCTAAAATATCCTTCTTTAACACATTGCGGCCATCCCCGCTTATAACACCGGTTAGAAATGGATTAGGTGCTAAACATATGAAATTAGGATCCTCACCTTTTCCACCTCCATCATATTTATTACACCAGGATCTTCTACCAAGATAATCGCAAAATCCCTCATTATAACCAGACGGTATGCCATCTCTATTAGTACCACTACTTACCGTACCACTACTTACCGTACCACTAACATAACCACACCTACCAGGATCTCCTTCTTTCCAAAATTTACAAACCGCTGGTTGGTTTTGTACATAGTATTGACATGACACAATGCTTTTCTTTCGATAACCACCTTTAATATAAGAAGGCTCTGCTCTCATATCAAATTCATAATTACCAAACCATGACTCTTGTGGTATTTGTGCATCACGGTCGTATCTAGTTCGGCCAATAGCACCTAAACCACTATCTGATCCACCGTCACTTGGCATACTAAATTTCCTCCACACTCATATTCATTTGTCCTGTAGCTTCATCCACAGTATACCAAACTTTACAATTTGCATCATAGTACCCAATAGATCTTGATTCTATTCTAAAGCTTCCTGGAATATTAGGATCTACAGACCCTCGCTTCTTCTGCAAATAAGCAAGTTTACCTGACAAATTCCACTCTCTACCACCGTATTTAAGAGTTAGCCTTTGTATATCTCTTTTAACAACCTTACTCCAAGGCAATTGTTCTTCAGTAACTACTGTTCCATTCTTATATTCTACTTCCCAACCTCTCCTCATTATATAACCTCCAAAAAGAAAATAGACAAGAAACATCTATACACAGCTGTCCAAATAGAACAATATAGATATCCTTGCCTTTACTATAATACACTATATTACCTCCCTAACAGGTAAAGGGGTTAGGTAAGACGGTTAGGGTATCTTACCAATGCACAGTGCACTGTCCCCCATATATTCAATAAAATCATATGGATTAACTGTAATCAAAAAAAATACGATAATTAATTGTACTATTTGCACCAACCTCACTCGCTCCCAAACGTATTCCCAACCATATAGGATCTGCTACCATTCCATAGTAAGTGCTACCACCTATTGTTTCACTATTGTCAGCATCAGCTACTACGTGTAGATTTTCCCTGGTGGCATATAAATATGAAGGAGGAGTATCACTTGCTAAATCATTAGCAACTACATTTTCTCTCCATTCACGGCCAGAAATAGGGGGTGAGCCCGCAGTATTACCTGGTCCAACAGTACCAAACCTAAACAAAGTATCATCATTACCTTCTGTATGATGTTGAAAAGAGCCATGGCTCTGTAAACCGAACTTAATGGTACTTATCTCTACAGCCCCAGATATAATTTCAAATAAAACCGTCTTAATTGTTGATTCAGTAGAAACTGTGACATTACCATAATTCAAATTAGTTACGTAATATTCCTTTGGTTGAGGTGGTCTACATAATACATAAAACTCATCTCCAGCATTCATTGAATTTGTTCCCGTGAATTTTATATATAACCCTCTGCTTCCGAGCTGTGTAAAGTTAACTGCCGATGTGGTATAAGAAGCAGCTGCATTATCACCACGATCAGAACCCCAATAATATTTAGCAGTTCCCGTAGGCCCTGAAGTGTTACTGCCCTCTACATATTGTACTGCATTACAATTAATTGTCCAAGCAGGATCACATGTATTAAACACCGCGTCAGAAAATTTAACCATAAGTCCACGAGTACCTATAAAATACCAATAATCAGGATACAATAATTCTATGCCTTCGGCGGTACTATTATCAACATTGCCAGTAGAAGTCCAAGTAAGTTTTGGAACATTACTTGTACCGGCACCCATCGTAGTACCATTTGTTGTATCTATAGCGAGTGTATATGTTATTGAAGTACCATCATTATATGCACCACCTGTCGTTATAACTCCATTGTAGGCATTAGCTCCACCCTTATTAGGGGTCTGTATTGGAATTTCCTTATCTATAACTATTTTATACACCTCATCAAAAATACCGTTGTATGTGCCAGAAATAGTTAAGCCACCATTATATGTGTTGGAATGTGCTGCACCACCTACTTCTGTTTTAGTCCCATACCCTAATGTAAGATGTGCTGTATTAGTACCACCAATCACCGACGCACTAGAGGATGTGCCCAACGTTCCTGAATATAACTTAAAAGCATTATTCTCCCACACACATTTAGCAAACTGATGTGCGGTAGAATTAGTATCAAGATTATGTATCTTTTCAGTAATATCTTTAGCTATAAAACGTGGATCCATGTTAATACCACTAGTAATAGTAATATATTCATTAGTAATTCCGTCTAAAGAAAAATGAAACCTATTATTAGCGTCTGCTATACTAAAAGAATCTGCCACACTTGCTGTAGCAAGAGCATATCCCCTGGTACCCAATCCATCGTTATCACCATCAGATGCTACACCCCCCGTAGTTACATCATACTCTACCCATCTAGTTGTAGCTGTCATAAAACTTTACCTCCTCAGATACCACATCATGTGGCATTATTCTTCATTTAAATTTTCAACTTTGAATACTAAAACAAAGGGTGCCATAGCATTTCCACCATAGTCCTTCACATTTAGTTCCATTCTAAAAACTTTATCATAAAAATATGCTGTGCTCTGTGGATAAATACTAGTGGGTAAGTCTCTTTTATCTGAAATTAAACCACTAGGTATTACAGTAATGCTGGCACGTAAATCCGTATTCCCATAATCCTTACTCACAAACCAAAAACCATCAGCATCATCTATGGGGCAATTCATTAAATTAGATGCAGTCATTCTTACACCTATTTTATTATACAATCCAAAATCTATTCCACGAAATCTAAAATTATCATACTCTACTACATATCCAAAGGTTACATAATAATCTCTCGTTAATACATCTCCATTAGAATTTTCTGCATGTGCCGTGAATTTTGTTGGTCCGGCTAAAGACGCAAAATTATCAGTGGGGTTATAACAAATAGTGTATCCATTAGATATAGGTGTTAATGTACCAGAAACAGGCACCCCATCTACCATAAAATATGTACCAGAAGTAACTACACTATAAACTTCATCATGTACATCTACACAAATAGTTCCAGAGGCTGTCATATATTCCCCAACAGCCAAATTAAAATTATCAAAATACATGGTCAATAACTCAACATCAAATGCCATGGATGCCATATCTGGATGTACTGACCACACATCAAAATCTATTTTATTATTCGTGCCTGGAACAGTAGAAACTTCTATATTTATAACAGGTTCTTTCTGGCCAGCAGAATAAAGATCTACTTCAAAATACCTAGTATCTAATGTAGTAGAAAAAACATCAGATACTGCACCAGTTAAACCACCAGACCTCGTAGTAACTTCTACTGGGTAGTAATAATGTTTACCATCCCTAATATTCTCCCACACCGAATATACATTACACTCTGTAAATCCTGGAACCCAATCTGATAAAGTAATATCTATATAACTACTTTGAATACCACTAAGAGTATTCGAATGTGTTTCATACCGGGTAGGTATTATTTCAGTACCACTCACTGAACCTATTGGGTCTCCCCAATAGTCATGATCACCGGTAAAATTAACATAATTAGTTCTTATACTGTCCCAATCAATAGTCGGCAAAAATGTTTTATAACCAAGAGCAACAGCATTAAACGCTCCTATATAATCACCAGTCACAAAAGTTGCATAGATGGGGTATGCCGCTAAGGATGCCTGGCCACGATTAAAGTAATCCATATAGGCAGAGTAGGTACCAGAAGATATAGTAAGTAACGATGTATATTCAGCTAAAATAGTAAGATCTGTGATAACGGTACCAACATGTCTAAAATACTCATGGTACACTTCTTCGCCAGGAGCATCTATACCCAGAATAACTACATATTCCAAAGGCCATACAGATTCACCAGATGTAGTTGTACTATACTTCAATACCAAAGGTATATCCCTACCACCAATATTATCAGGAACATCAAAAGATAACTCATGCGTAATAGGAGGTCTAAAACCATGTGGGTCAGGCTCAACAAAGGACGAGTCTATGTAGATATTAGTAGTAGCCATGCCCCTTCCTATTATGTATAACTATATTGTAAAACAATTACAAAATCATGTACACCATAGGGCACTGTATCATCTATAACTAGCATAGGTTTAAATATTAAAAAATCTCCTATAATTGATGCTTGCGGACGGTAGACAAGATCAAAATCACCATAATAATATCTTGTTCCTTGATATACAGTATTTCCTTTAAAAATTCTATTATGAATAGGTGCAAATACATAATTAAGAGGACTAAAACTTTCTTGTGGATCCTCAACAGTATTAGTAGCACAAAATGCTAGAGAAGATACTCTCACCCTATCATTATAAATAAGATTGTTATTGGTGGTACTATGTGTAATATCATCCCATGCAGTTAATCTACAATTATAAGCCTCGCCTTCAGTCACAGTAAATACAACAGAATCATTAGTACTATAATCAATTTCACCTGTAAGAGTACCCCAAGATTTGAGTTCGCTCCCATCAGAAATTATACCAGAGCCAGTGACACTATCTACTGATAAGATGTAGGTTTCTGGACCCGCTTCTTGTATATCATCAACATATAAAATTTTGGCGGAACCATCATCCGCAAATGCGTATAAAGGTTTGGTTCTAGTGCCAGTATCGTTATATTTAAACTTATAAAACTTTAAATTTCTAATAGCGTATCTACTAGTGTCAAAAGTGCCAGTATTTAAACTACTATTATTATCTATTACCAATCTGTAATATTTAAAATAATTATCATTGTTGCTCATATAAAGAGCTACATCTAAATTAGTAGTATTGGCTGATGTCTCTAATAATGTCCAATCATCTTCTATATTAAGTTTACCCTCTATTTTATAATTACCTATGAACCAACGTGTATACCTGCTATTACCATTACCAATATCACTATCATAAAAATAAAAGGAATCAAATGTAATTTTAGTTACTTTATACGGACGATCGAATGTAAAATCTATGTAACATTCTGGATCTCCTCCTATAACTCTGACCGCCCAACACTCTTCTGTAATCTTGTCGTTTTCAGCCACATTGAAAACTTGTTCTCCAACAGTTTTCTGAACGGGATTAGATGTAGTATTTTCAAAAACAGAATCTGTGTATAAATAGTCTAAATTACCGCTAGTATACTCTACTTTAACTATAGTGTCTAATATATGTAAATTGTATACTATTTCCTCGTAACCAATCGCAGCACATCCTACACCTTCTTTTATATAATCATAATAGACTTCATAATTAGCTGTAGTACCGGTGATAGTAACATAATCTGGTTGAGCATCCAAATCATATTCTTCAGAAATAGCTATATAATTATAATAATCTGTCTGTGTAGAGGACTGTACCATTTCCACACGATACATATTATTAGCATCTTCATACCACATTCCCAAATCTCCTTGGCCGGGAAGGATATGAGATCTAGTACCAGCTACATTGGGATTTGTCATATTTGGACTAGTGAATACAACTTTTGCCATATCATGCCAAGCTGGTGTGTCGTCTCCGTAAAACGTTGTTGTCATGGTTACAGCCATAACGTTACCTCCTAACTAGTGTATTTCCAAGATTTATCTTCTTTTATACCTGCCGGAATCGGTTCCCTACTCCAAATACGATCCCCTATCTTATATTTCGTAATTTGATCTTGTTGTAGTATAATCTTGTCTATTACTACACTTGTGCTATCTAAGCACTGTACTCTTATAGAATGAAATATCCTACTACCATCCATGCCTAAACTACACTCTATAAGTGGCTTGTATGCTCTGTAACGTGGTATCTCTATTAGATGCCCTGTACTGAGTATATACGACAGTTTGCTCAAGCCCTGGGGGATATCATCCCATCCAGTGTTAAAAAGATTATTACCTTTCACAGTACTTCCATTTGGATACGTTGCTATAAAATAGCACTTATACGGATTAACACTGGTAACCGTATTGTGTCCTCCATAGACCTTACCTTCTTCTGCCGTTAAATGTTTAAAATTTGGTATCCTGTAATCCATTGTTTCTCCTTTAAGTTAAATATATTACGTATAGAGATAGCGCAATCCAAGAATAGGTGTCTCATGGAATGTAGTACAATCTGTTTCTAGTCTTATGTAAATATTATAATATACTGTTTCATTTTCTACATAAGAAGCATTCTTTAAACCTATTCTATCTGTCATCCCCCGCAAAAAAACTGCTTCTGAATCATTTCCAGTCCAGGCACCAGATGGGTCTCCAGGGGCGCCATGCCATGGCGGCGCATTATTAGTAGTACGAATAGCATTTATTAGGCTGTACCCACCGCTGTTTGCTGTACCTTGTAAAACTACACTATTTACAGTACTAAAAGTTTCGTCATCCCATGCCTCCAAATACAAATCAGAATCCATTCTTCCGTTAACATAAATACCAAAAACATATCTAAAAGGACTAGCCATAATATTACCAATGCCAGCTAAAGGAACATTATACATCAAAGTAGAAGTTTCTACATAAGTTTGTGGTATAATATACGAAGCAAGGTCAGGCTTTATAGAAGCGTCTCTCGTGCCGGAAGCACAAGTAGGAGTAGGAAGATATCCTAAAATACCAGCACCAGTAAAAATCATTTTGTCGGTAATGTAATTAGTACCAGAAATAGTATTCATTACTCGCCAATTACCCTGTGCTTCTCCCAAACCACCATAAGGTGTATCTATTGCACTATGATTATAAATAAAAGAAAGTGTAGGTTCCATCAAATATCTCCTTAAGAAACTCTATATACTATTGGTAAGATAGTAGTATTAGGATCATCTGTAACATCCTTATTATGAATCTGAATACGCAAGGATTCTGATTCTATTCCTCCACCGGTACCCAATGCTAAAAAGCGAACATCATTAAATCTAGGAACTCCCCAAGAACATCTCAAAGGGGCCTCCACTATAAAGTCTATTCCATATCCTAAATCAATATAAAAAGGGTATCTAGTTCTCATCATATTAGGCTGATCTGCAAAATCAGCACAACTAACTTTGACCATAACCTCCTCCCCATATCTAAATGGTACAGGCGGTGTATATTTTACTTTATAATACCTTTTACTAATCTTAACTACCTCTTGTGGCTTAATCAAACGTGAATTAACAGTTATATCAAGTGTATCTATATTAACACCAGTTCCCACATCCTTTATATCAAATTCTATACTAGTATCAGGATGAACATTAGTTTCTCCTGATTCAGGCTTTAAATTTTCTATATACGGTCCCTTATAATCTGGTATTACGACAAACCAATAATCAACGTATATTTTATTTGGATCAGGGGCTGTATCATATAACTCTATGTGTACATACACAACGGCTTTATTACGGAAATTTACTAAAGGATCATATAGTATCTCAACCCCCAAAAGACCACTACCTGCATCATAGTATTCTGTAGTGATTAGATTACTAACATCTATATATCCTGTATCTTCTTCATAACATAACTCACGAACTTCCATTATCACTGTATCCGCATTTAAATTATGTGCAAAAGGCCTTAGTCTAATCCATATATTAGTATCCACAGGATTCTTCCTGCTCCAAAATTTTGGTACGGCGTCCTCTACAAATATAAACTGATCAACTCTTACATTAGTAAATAATTCATCATAAGCCACCCCGTTTACCCAATTAGTATGTAAACTCAATTTTAATTGACTAAATGTCATATGATGTGATTCGTCCACCTGATACATCCAGTAATACGGTAAATATGGCTGGAAAGTTACTGGTTTTAACTCACCATCAACCTCAACAAGCCTCTTTTCCCATGAATTGACAAAATATTCTTTGTAATTAAATGTATAAAAATTTGAAGGAAGTCTCTCTACTGTTGTTACCCTGGCTGAAAATTCTGCACTAGGTTTCGGATTACCAATAGGAAATGGATCATCCTCAGTAGGCTCCAATGCCGAATACCAAATACTAAATTGATAAAATTTATGTAGTCCATCATTTACACCATGATACCCATCTAACGCTGGTAACCAATGTACTGTTGGCTGATCTCTAGGATTGGGTGAAGCACCACCAGGCTGCCAATCTCCACCGGGCATACTGAAAAGATTTCTTGCTGCAATATATGTTCTTGGAACTACAAAGGCGTCTTCCAAATCACCAAACTTCTTTGGATTCCAATTCTTGTACTCATACGACAATTGGCGCATTATTGTTCTATAAATACCAGAATAAGAAGATATCTGAAATAAAAGTGCAAATAAATCAGCAGTATCTGGAAAAGATACATTAGATTTTATATACCCCTTACTCCAAACCCATTCACTTCCGGTAAAATTAGAACCACCACTAGATTTATAAGTTAGTTCAGACATGCCATTAAAAGAAGCGCCCGCTCTATATATAAGTGTTGCTTTCCCATTAATATCTGTAGTTACTTGTCCACTTAATGGATCCAATAATGCCCCACTATCACCAGGAATAATAGTTACTTTAGTGGGTACATCCCTCAATGTTACATTAAATTGATCTCTAACCTGTAAATTCAAATCCGTAATATAATATGGACCAAATGTAAAACTATTACTAGAATAATTAGTTATATTATGTGTATATGGTGCAAGTGTATCTTGTTGAAAATTATAATAAGGGTGCCAATTATCTAAAATTAAATCAGCATCATCTGTTCTAAATGTTGCAAACATTGATAACTTAAACATATCTGTCTTATTAAAACACACATCGTTTATTAGATGAACCGACGCTTTATCAGGATTATAATTATTAAGAATCTGTGATTTAATTACTCTATAACTATCATATGGATCTATATATAATAAATTAAGTTTACACAATAAAGCTATCGTTCTAAATTCCTCACACCATCTACTCGTAAAAATTTGTTTATAAATACCACTATTTGTTACCTCTAGTATATTACCAGTAGCAACTTCTATCTTAAACAAAGTCCCTTTAGTAGTATCAGATCCTATTCCTCCATTACTAATTACATAAATATTATTATAAAAAGAAATTTTATCTTCCTTAATATACTGGTATTTTAAAACATCAGTTAGTGTTATTCTTTTGTATATAGGGTCTATATTAGAAATGTAAACTACGTCCATTTCACCTATATTATCTGGATCAAAGCTGGGACCTAAAAAAAGTTTTTGGCCCTCATACAAACCCTCTAGATCATCTATATACAAATAATTAGTTCCTTGATCTTGATCCTCTGTAAATTTCCTACGCACAATTTCCACGGCCATGCTGTTTACATCAAAATGATATAAACCGGTGTCAGACAACAATAAACTTTTCTTTAAAGACAATTGCGCATGTTCTGTATCCACTACCCATATTTTTATCAGAGACTTACTGCTACTCACATATTCTAACGTTATAAATTCTAAATCATCTATAAATTTATAGGAATTTGCTGGTCCTACATACTCAAGCGCCATTGGTGGATTTACCAGGTTATTTGACAAGGTAAAAGAAGCAATCAAAGCACCACCGAGATTTTTTACATCTAACACTGTAGTAGGATTTTGAGTATTAATATTACAAAAACTTCCTTCTATGGGACTCAAACAAAAATTAGGCGTCTTTATTTTTATATTTTCATGAGCCACTTGATACCTTCCCTATAAAGCAATCTATCCCTGTTGTGCTGTAGCAGTTATTCTAACCTCTCTAGCACTTATACCAGCCCTATAAGAAGTTTGTGCTATCCCCAAAGCATTCGTATTTGCTGGTGTTATTAAAATTTGACCATCAGGGTCATCTGCAGTAAAATATACTAATTTACTAGCTATTGGTAGATTAAATTGGTCTTTAACTATTACTGTAATAGAAGATATATTTGTTCCATTAGCCGGTAAAATGGCAGGTTCTGCTCTCATAGTTATACTAGTAATAAAACTATTAAGAGTTGACAATTGGTAATTATAAGTCTCATCCCTGAAAAGTGTAGTACCTCCATAATAAGTAGCTTTACGTTGTAACCTATAAACATTTGTACCATAGAATGAGATATCAAAAATAGGTATAACGGTAGCTAAGTCATTTTCCACGTTATCCATTGTCATTGCACCATGACTATTATCTAAATCATCTGGATTTAGAAAAATAATATTAGTGTTTTTAACGTACGCTATACAATGTGCCTCATACCCCGTATGTGTAATAGGGTCTTTAAATACAGTATCTGGTGTAGTATAAAATGTACAAGCAGCAATATCTTTAAATGCAGAATCTGCTGTTTTATTTATAATAGCACCAGTATAAGCATTTAAATTATACAACGCTCCTACAGTATCATCTGTACCATAATAGTTATTAAATACCCACAATGACTTATAAAAACTAATTGGGTCATCTTCTTCAAAGTCATAATCCGTAATCCCATTTATATTAACAAAATCTGGACCAGCTGAATTTACCGTGGCTTCTTGTATCTGTTGATGTCGATTAGGCCCTAATACTACAGTATAACCACTTTGTAATTTTGAACCATCGGTTATACTCAAATTAGAACTACCTGCCGCTTCGTCACCTGAAAACTTTACATGATAGTGTTCTACAGTGAACGCGTGAGAATCAAAATTATCTGTACCGCCTCCTATTAATGAAAAAGTATCACGTAAAGTACATACATAATTATGTATATACCACCTTCGTATTACTAAAGTTTGACCAGCGTAGCGTTCTAACGACCAAAAATTATAACCATCATGTTCTAAACTTACAACCTCTCCTGGTAATACTGTATCTAATGGATATGTAAATGCGTAAGTACCATCATCTGTCTTCATGACCAATGCATCTAAATCCTCATCAATACTGTAAAAGTATCCGTCTACCATTACCAAATTTTGTTTTCTAAATCGTATATTTTCGTAGGACATTTATTTCTCCTATTGACTCTTAAATGTACTTTTAAGAGGTGGCGGCTCAAACATAGCCGTATCATTATCCTTAATAAACTTATAAAATCTGTTTAAAAAATATAAATTATCTTGATCTAATGGTTTGTTATTTCCTTTTTTAGTGCCAACTTCCAATAAAACTGATACCGGTCCAACCATAGTATCCATAACACCTTTTAATTCAGACATTCGCTCACTACTTCTAAAATAACTATCAAATACAAACGAAACAAAGCCCATTCTGAAAAGCACACCTTGTGGATGAGACATAGATTTAAAGATGTTTGGGTGTTTACCAGATTCTATATATGCACCACTACTAAATATAAAATAGAATAAATTTTTACACTCACTGACTGCCATTTGTGTAGCAGAACCTACATCTCTTAAAAATTCACTGTCAGTAGTGAATACAAACACTCTCTTGTCTGTACACATTGCCAATCCTAATGAAAAAGAAAGAACTATGCCATGTGTATCAGGAATGTAGAAATTACCTACTCTATCATTTACATAAGCTTCCTCACACAACAATTTTCCAGCAAAAATAGCTATATCACTTTCATCAAGCCTTTTTAAAAATTCCTTTATCATCCTATACCTTGTCATACAATAACATCCTTTCCCACTAATACTATACCACATTGTTGGTTTTTAATAATACGTTTATCAAACCTAATTAATTCTTTTTTAAAATCCTCCGACAATACAATAAATGGTATTTTTTGTGTGCGCAAAAGTTTCTTACAAAACTCGTTCTCAGTATACATAAATATCATAAATGATAAAGGATTTTTGAGTATAAACTGATTATATATTTTTATAAGATCAAATATACCGTTTTCATGTATCAATGCGGCTGATTTGAAAGAAGTAATACTAGCCCCCATTGCCAATCCGATGGCCGCCTGCTGAGTAACAGCTGGAATATAGTGCATAAATTCTGGATTCATTTTTCTATACAAACGATCAAATCCTTTACAAGCAACACCAGCAAAAAACCTATAATTTAACTTCTCACAAATAAATTTCCAAAAATCAGTAGCCTTTACCATAATTCATAACCCCTTTACTCGTATACATCATACACTTTAATCCGTGGCCTCCACTTTAAGTGGTACTCGTATGGATTACCTTTTATTTCTAACTCGTCTGTAATATCAAGACCATTAGCAGTAACTTTAAGGGTATCAAGATCAATACCAGTAGACGGCATACGCTCTTTTATAACAAATTCCACCGGTTCCTCCATTTTAGCTATATACTCTACTGGATAAACACTATCTACAAATGGCGGGTGGGCGTCATCAATTAATTCTCCCCAGTCTATTTGTTTAGATATCTTGGAAACAAGCAGTTCTATTTCTTTATCTATCGTATCTAATGAAGTCAAATTAGTATAAACATCATTAATAGACCCACCGTCTTTATGAGGTTCTGAAGTACCAACAGACAACAACCAAATAGGCTCACCATTGTGTTTTTTATAGTCAACATATTGTGTAAGAGTAACACCGCATTTGACTACCTTATGCGGGTTTAATGAATTTCTAATTAAAAATTCAGCCATTTATTTAACCTCATTAAACCTGTGGACTAAAATCAATTTGATTAACCATAGTTTTAATGCCATATCTAGTCAATTGATCAATATTATTATACCACGAAGTAGGTTCATTATCTGGGTCTTGTTCTCTAAGCAACTGTAGTCTAGTCCCAGACACTGTATAACTATGGTTAACACCAACATAATTATTATTAGCAGTGGTAGGAACCACTAAACTTAAATCAGTTGTGCCTACAAGAACAGTAAAGTAGTCAGTGTTAATACCATCCGTAATCATAAAACAATCCCCAGCAGTAACCCCTGTACCAGCCATAACGGACATAGTAGCACTATTAGCCACATAATCAGAAGTTAATTTTGTTTCATTAACCGTAATAGTAGCCAAATTTTTTGTAGTAATTGGTGTATCAAACCCCAATCTAGCAGAAGCGTCTTTATCAGCAGCGGAGCCTACTTCAACAGAAGTTCTGTGCTCTCCGGTGTAATATTTACCTATACTGCCGGACACAATCCAAAATTTACCCTGTTTAAATTCTACTGAGGAGTTCAAATATGCCAAAGAAAATCCAGTATCACTGACATTGATATTATCTGCTATAGCTCTAATCTTAGCTTCCATATCTGATGCCACGGCCTCACCGGTAACTGGTGTTCCATCATCATTATATGCTAAATCAATAGTATACCAACCAGATCCATCCGCACCACTAATCGTAGCATCAATTTTGATATTTAATTTATAATGATCTGAATCCAGCATAAATTTTCCACCTACTCCTGCAAACCCAGAACTTTTACACCAACCAGCTTTAAAATCCATAATTTGTAAATCTTGAATAGCTGTTCTATTTACATTATCACTGTAGGCAGTGGTGGATGCTACCATAAGAAACTGCTCATCGCCTTCAAAACCAACAGGTACCAAACTGTCCATATCCACAGTGACTCTCTGAGTATTACCAGGATAATTGTCTAAATCTTGTGTATTAACATTTAACGCCATAATTGCTTCCTCCTAATAATGTCTAAATATAAAAATAAGGTCTCCCATTATCCAATAAATATGGGCAGTCTGGGTGTTGGCATTCATACCCCCACACCCCTTTCTTTTTAGGAATCATAAAAACATCTTTCCCATTCAATGTATGATTGTGTAATGGACTAGGAACAAACCCTAACATATCTATAATCTTAGAATTAACATCCAATGGTCCATACAACGACTCATACTCAGCCCTTGTGAACCCCATAGCAGCCTCCCATTCAGCATCATAAACCTTTAATGCCTGAATAGAATAAGGACATGCTATCCACGAATTACCTATATGTAAATGTTTCTTGTGTTGTGGAAGATTACCCTCATAGGTGGTACCATACATCTCTTCCCACGTCATCGTACCACATGGATTCTGTCCACAATGTGTATATCTACCATAAGGTCGTCCCATTAGTTACTCACCTTTCTATAAGACCCATGTTGATTCCAAAAGTTATAGGCCTCTCCTTCATAATTAACCACTATTGTAACATAAGTAGGAAAACGTGCGTGTGTCTCCACATCATGCCCCTTAGTGTCAATTACTAAATAATCATCATCTTTAAGTTTAGGAACTCTATTTAATTCAGTATCATGTGAGATCTTAGCATTACCAAGTGTAACCGTGCCATCACTATTATATGTAACTTCGCGCCAAGAAAGTTTGGCAATATACACATTTTCCGCAAATATATAATACTGTTTATAAAAATCAATAAGCATCTCATTATCAGCACCTATTTCTTCTGCTTGCTGTAATACTGGTCCTGAGAAATATGCGCCTTCTAAATTACACACACCTTCATGCTTATATATTGATTTTTTCCAATGAAGTTCTAAACGATATTGCTCTCCTAATAAAAAACCTATCTTTTCTTGATATTTCTTCTCATCCATTCTAATTATCCTTTAAACCCATAATGGTGTATGAGGAATACTTGCATCTCCTCTACCTGTTTCACCAGAAGTACCATCTCCACCACCTATAGCAGACACAGTACCCATCCTTATACTATATGCTTTACCTACTCCTCCGGCCGCAACGCTGCCCTGTGTAGCAACAGAGGTAGTACCAGTAAATGTTATTCCCGCATTATCTGTACCAGATCCTTGTGCTATTCCTCTAATCACGTAAGTAGGCTCATCCGAAACATATCTAATCATACTATAAGATTCCTGTCCCGGCATTTTTGCGTCTTCCTTAGAATAACTATAGCTGTTTATCAACATTCTATAGTTGACATTTGGTAAACTTACATCACAGCTGGCAGGATTAACTATTGTAGTGGCTTCAGCCACTTGATCTTGTGTAGTACAACTCTGAGATGGTGCTACACTAATATGGGACCCTGGAGCATATATTGTCATATTAACATTAACTGTAGGTCTATCTATCTGCATAAACGGATTAAAACTAGAATTTAAACAATAGAGCCTTTGCGTATTTGGATTAGCTCCCCAACTTACATTAGCAGCACATCTACCATTTAAACTAGCTTGTGTTGCAAACCCTATCACTACTCCCATTAGTATTCCTCCTAAACATAGTATTTCTATCTATTAAAAGGTTAGTTTATTATGGTCTTTTGCTACAAGATTTATAAGAAGCAAAATCACATTCATACCTTTTTTCACATTCTTTACAATAAATTCTCTTATATCTCTCAAGTCGTGCCTTAATTTGTCTGTCACTTAGATATTTATATCCCCCAGTAACACTGTAAGATTTTGTATTCCTATTTTGAGTTCTGCTTCTACAACCGCCACATGCCATACACACTCCTCCTTAATCAGTAGTAGCTATTAATGTTACATGACTTTCAAACCAACCAGATGACCCTGGTATTTGGTTAAGGGTTATACTAGCCACATAACCATGAAACTTCTGACCTCCTGCATCAATTGTGTCATAAGCCTTAAACCCAGCAGTATCTGATACAATGGTATAACTTATTGTTGCTATACCCATAACATTAAATGAAATTGATAATGATGTACAATCTATAAATTCAGCCATTTTTATATCCGATCCTCATCTACAAAAGACGAAGTATATACAATCTTACCTTGAAACAGACTACCACTCCTATCAGAAAGTCTGGAGTATTGAGCAGAAACCAAATTACCGCCTTGTCCTCTAAAACGACTACTACCTACTATACTAGAAGTAGAATCAAAAAAATCAACATTATAAACTTCAGCTCCAAATGTTTGTAATATAGACTCCCCTCTATTTATAGGCATTGGTGCCCCTGCTCTTAATTTATACACTTGCCCTTTATAAACAGACATAATATCATTGCCTCCGAATTAATTAGTCATAGTAAATACAATATTATAATTTACTGTTGGAACTTGCCCAGGAACGCATTGTAAAGCAAAACTTTGTAAATATCCAGTTCCAGGACCAATTCCATCTAGTGGGATACTGACTTCACCTTCAGATCCTGTATTAAAACTATAAGGTTTACCTTTATATGACAGTCCAAACCCATCAGTTTGCGTAGTGTGTTCATAAAAACCAGTTGGACCAGATGTAGCAGAAGCATTTAATATTGGATAATTAACAACACCATTTGAAACACTAACCAAGTCTTCCACATCACCAGAAATAAAAGATTTGCCAGACCCAAGAAATATAAAATGAAGCTCATCCTTATCACAATCGTACTTTCTCAACCAGTTTAATGATACACCTGCGCGTCCAGGGCACCCCGTGTGTATTGATTTAGTAGCATATGCCGATATGGAAACACTACCCAATGTAGGCCCTAAAATAATTGAAGTACCAGACTTATTAATTTCTGTATTGCTTTTCACCTGTACAGAAATAATATAATCTCCTACATACAGATCACCAACTAATTGACAACAACCAGCCATTTACTCTCTCCTTTACGTAATGATTTCATCATCATTAAAATACGTAGCATACGCAGGACCACCCTGTACTATAGAACTGTGATCATGTATTGGCACTGCTACCACACTTACAACCCCCATTTGACCAGTTAAAGCAAAAAAATATATATAATTTTTTTCTGGTCGTGTGTGAGTGTAAAGCACTCCTAACTCATCTGAGTTTAAAGGTTCTAATTTGCCTACTATTTCATCATCCAACCCAAACCCATTAATAAGTGTGAATGTTTTACCTTTATAAGATATAGGGTTTTCTGGGCTTGCAAAAAAACCTATTCCTCTAGAGCCTTCTTCATTCTCCAAAATAACAGTTACCTTCAATCTCATACCCGGAATTAAAAAAACCGATATCCCACCAGCCATATTAACGTACTCCTTCCTCACCTGTCATTATATCAACTGTAAGTGGAACAGAAGATGGGTTTTGACCAGTCTGTACATTTGTACCTATTGATTTTACCATCTGAGAATTAGCAATATCTGTTGTCTGTACAGAACTACTATCCTGTTCCATCTCACCATCAGATATAACCATTGTATCTAAATTTCTCATATATTGGAACTTACCACTCTTTGCTTTTTTTCTAGTAACCCCTGTTATCTCACACCAACATGCTAAAGAAGACATTTGACGCCGTGTATACTTTTTATGCTCTAACGTCTTTAATACATCAGTACCGGACATATTTATTATAACGTAACTAGGATCATCAAATGCTGGAGAAATAGTAGCTTTAGTTATAACTCCTGTAAAAATTAAATTATTTGCGGTAGGGCTGCCTGCCATTATTTGTATTTGACCTCGAAGACTACCAACAGAATCTGCTGGGACTTTAATAGAACAACTAAAACTGCCAGCTTGTCCACGTGTCTTTCTCACATTAAAAGATTTAACAAAGGGTGTCTGGGCTGATATTCCACCACCGACTATACTTGCCCTCACCTTTACCCTAGTCAATGAACTCATAATTTTATCCCTCCACCGGATTATTATGTATTGTTACACTAACTCTATCCCCCGTCCTTATAACCGCTGGGGCACCATTTATTGCTTCACGTACTCCAATTCCATCTACTAATACCTTGTACATTACATTATTACCAGCATCTTGAATAACAGTACCACCAGCACTAACTTCCTCAACCATTTTTATATGGCTACCTGTAGTTATATTCGGAAAATTACTGGTTAAAGTAGCTCCTTCAGTTACTGATATTGTGTAAGAACCACTATCCGAATATGTATAATTTATTTCATTTATAATACCCCCTGATGGACCTTTAGCTAATAATTCAGGATTACAATTTGGACCACATATATAAGTAGTAGTTACCCCCCTATCAGACAAAAATAACTCTTTTAATTCATCAGATAATCTAGCAACCATATCTGGGCTTTGTAGCGAAGATAAGCTTAATGTCATCCCAGCACCACCATCCATATCTTTCAAAACTTGTTCCATTTGAGTTTCACTAAAATCCTGGGTGGTAGTAGGATCATGATCCGCCACACCATCTGATAAATCTATAACCGTGCCATTATAAGCCATTGGTGCTGGGGGAGTATACATGAATATAGCAGATACATCAAAAGTTATAGAATCACCCACAAGTTCTGCGTTTCCTTCCGGATCTTGTATGGTTATACAAGGAGTATCCAAATCAACTACCGCAAACACTTGCTGTACTAAGAGACCCCTGTTACGATCAGTAGGTAGTATACTTCCTTTAAGAGTTTTATTTGTAGCCCCATATAAGCAAGTATTAGCTACAAAAGCAGTAGTATTATCCCCCACTTTTGGATTTAGTAAAGGGTCGCCTCTATCAGCAAATTGTATCCTTATAGTACCTAAATCATATCCAACGGCATAATGTATTCCGGATTTAAGTTTAAAAACATTACGATCTGGGTCATTAACTTCTACCCATAAATCAGTATTCTCTGGTGTACTAACACCCCCCTTTGCATGAGAATGACCCTTTGGTACTCCCCTACAACTATCTAACTGTATACCTATAACAAAAACATCTGACACACGTATAAACTTATCATATACCACTCCTCTAGTAGAAGTAAACCTAAGTGAGGGTGGCAAGGAAACCTCAATACCACCTGAAGGTGTGCCAGTAAATCCCTGACCATAACACTCTTCATCCTCATTATTTGGTAGTATCGGGGGCCTATAAAGTTCACCTAAAATAACTCCGGTTCCAGAATTATCAGGAGTTTCCCCACTAACAAATACAGGAACAGAAGCTTGCTTATTAATGCTTATGGTAACTGATTCAGAATCATTATGAGGATTAATATCATAAATATAACCAATTAAACGTGTGTATGGATCGGTTATATCAGCTAAGTTAGAAATACCATCAGCATATGATGAAGAAAGATGTGGGTCATCATAAGTTATTACATGATATTTAGCAAAATATGGCCTCATACAATTACTAATCATATATTTAGAAGCTGACCACCTTTCAGCATGAGCTAGAATATTGTAAGTATCTCCTACAAATCTCTTCGGCAATGGTTTTCCGCCAGTTACCAAAACACCACTCTTAGGAGTAATATAATCTTGTGATTGTAAAGTATAGTAAATATTACTCACCCCTCGACCCGTACCAACACGAGCGAGATCTACATGACCATCAGCAGTAACTCTGATCTCCCTATATGTTCCAGTATGTCCAAGTTCATCTAATAAAGATAATCTAATAGCGTTTAAAGCGTCCATGTGTTTTATATCCACATCTGGAAGACTACCGCCGCCACGTTCACCAATAGGTATTCCAAATTTATCTAAAACATCTTCGGCTACACTTTTAGTAGCCCCAGAATCACCAGAAAACTCACCGGTGCCAAAACTAGCCCAACTTTCAGTCATCTAAACTGCCTCCTATGTACTACTTATATAAGAAAAGGTTTGACTTTTAATATTTCCTAATTCTTGTTCAAACTTTTCATCTATATAATTAATGCGGCCGGACATTTGCTCAACTCTAGAACGTACCGCTTCAGAATTAGTATTTACAATATTTATATCTGATGTAAGTGATGCAACATTAATATTAACAGTCTCTTCTGCTATCTGTTTTACAGTGTCTACAGTTAGTGATGTGTTTTTAAGGTTCCCAACATCTGTAGTTAACATTTCCATCTTAGACTCTACCTCTGAGGTCTTTTCGCCATGAGCATATACTAACTCAGTTAAACTATTCATGGCATCAGCCAAACGGTCCAATTTATCAGCACCAACGGACCCACCTTCTAATTTAACAGTATCTTTATCTAATTTAACAATGTTATTCTTTAATTCTACAGTATTATCTTTCAATTTAGCTTCCACTTTAACTGACGGAATTTCTGCACTTTCTATCGCCTTCTTAATAGTGTCACCAATGGCTGCTGTATCAATATCTATTTTAGCTGTCATAGCAGATGCATCTGGCGGCGTAATTTTAAGTTCACTTGATGAAATAACCGATCCAATCTTTTCAGCGAATGAATCAGCGGCATCGTCTGTGTTTATATCTATTTTTTTAGACTCCTCATCGATCTTTAAAGGTTTAAATTTTGTATCAGAAAGCTTCTTTACTAAATCATCACCTGCACTAGATATAGCATCTGATATTTTACTAGAAATATCCTTAATTAATGAACTATCTGTTAATCCTGAAGATTTATTGCCAGCTATCCTTAAGGCTGTATCAAAATCAGTTTTACCTCCGGTTGACATTTTTTTAGGAACAACTATTTCTCCACCCTCTAGATAATATGGTCCTGTTTGATTTATAAGCCCACCACTATGTTTAACTGGCATGGCTTTAGATTTTGGAACTTTGGCACTATTTAGTTTATTAAGTTCAGCTAAGGCATCAAAAATTTGTTCGAAATAATCTTCAGATTTAGCTCCTTTTGGCAAACCATATTTAGAATACAACGGCTCTCTATTACGTTTACTCTGTTTAGAAAATTTACGCAATGCTGACACACTAAGAGTAGGAATAGAATGAGAGGTACCAGTGCCTTTAATATCACGAATTTGTTGTGGAGTTAGACCAGGCACTCCCATACCTGTAGACTTAAAAGACTCTTGTTCTTCAGTTAATGCTCTCGTATAATAATCTACATACTCCTGAGGATCCAAATCCTTTAGTTTATATTGAGGTCCAAATTTATTCATCACATCCTTATTACCATAAGAATACATCAACTCATTTTCTCTAAATTTGTTACCACTAAAAAAAGCTAAAAGTATTTTATCTCTGGCTTTCCTTTGCTCTTTGGCTATTCTGTTATAATCACTATTAGGATCCAACCAAGGCCTGCTTGAACTGTTACGCATATCCTGTAGTCGTTGTGTTAGTTCTCTAAATTTAGCAACATTTTTAGAAAGACTAGAAAGTTTTTTAGTGAACTTATCCCCGCTTTTCATATCGGAATAATATTGCGTAAAATATCCTTTATCAAGTAGACCTTGTAAACTCTTTCCCATAAAGAGATCATAACTACCATCTGTTTGTGTCAATAGCTCGTCACTTCTAAGATTATACTTACCAACCTTACTTTGTTTACTCTTCTTATATGCTTTATATAAAGATGTGCTGGCTAATTCATTTTCAGGATCAATAGGCATTTTTTTAACGCCTCTAGCATACCCGTCTTTATTTATCTTATTATCTGGCTGAAATTCGAACCTGCCTTTATATTTTCCGGCCAAAAGCTGTCGTTCATACTCCGTTTGTCTCCTTATTGCTTCAGACGCAGGTGCTACTACTGTATCTTGTTGTTTCATATAACTCTTACCCGGTACATAAGCTGGGCCACTTCTTTCTGTAGGTAACGGCCCCATAATTCTTGAAAACTTTTCAGTTCTAACTTTATCTAAATCTTTATCTTCTATAAGATTGCTTACCCCTTTAGCAAAATTCTTATAGGGTTGTTGTTTTTCATTGCTTTGCAGTGTAGTAATCCCAGAAGTACCATAAATAGATCCTTCTTTATCTGTACCTATAATAGACAAAGCTAAACGTCTTTTTATTTTCTCCTCATCAGCGGCACTATTTAAATTGTTTTCAAACCCTTTACTTCCATATACTGATGTTTTTCCCTTATCATAGCCCGCAGTAACATATTCAAATGAGTTACCATCTTCATCAGTCATAGTTTTACGGGTCATTAAATTCAAAGATTTATTCATCTGACTACGTTTTTTATTATACTCCTCCAGAGAAGTTGAACTTGATAATGGTTGACCTGCTCCCGCTGTATAATATCTAGTGCCTTTATAATCTTTTGGGAAACTACTACGTAAACTTTCACGACCCAGTATTTTATCTCTGCTTTGAACCGCTTTTCTGAATTCATCTTTATCTGTGTAGGAACGTATTTCACCATTTGAACCACTAACATAATACTTAACTGGTTTTTCTTTATCAGTATTTATTCCCCCGCCAGAAGCGTATTTCTTTATAGATGGATCTGTTGCATTTAATGCTTTATATAATTTAAGTTTATCACCGAAATAACCGGAATACTTACTATAATTATCCATTGCTTGTTTGGCAGTAACATTTTTAGCAGAATCTCTATCTCCAGCTATCCATTTCTTTATGTTACTGGGAGTATTCATTATCCTCCTATAAACATCTACAATGTTACTCAAAAATCCAGGTTTTCCTCCATGTGCATAACCAAAAAGGCTTGACAAATCTTCAGATAAAAAATCAGCAGCAAATCCCGCGTCACCAAATCCCGCATCAAGTTGTTCTTGAGTTGCTACAGCACCAGGATCTATAATCTGTAACTTACCGTTTACATAACCTAAATTTCTTCTAGCATCATCATGAAACAAATACTTAGATTTTCTTGCTGACAACATTTCATGTATACGCTGAACATCCCCAGCGTGTACCTTTGAGGTGTCCGCAAAAGGTAGGCCTTCTACATCGAAATCACCTATTACTTTATGCCAATCCGACTGTAACATTTCTGGAATATTTGGTCTGTTAAAAGTATCTCCTACAGATCTATTGGTAGCTATTCTAATTACCTTTCCATCAGGTGTTTTAAATGTAAGTGCTTCAGCTCCAGAACCTAAATGCTTTGTGTTTTTAGGCAAAGTACTTATTATTTGTCTAGCAGTTGCTTCATCCCCTAATATTAATTGAGAATGTATATTTACCGACTTAGGATCTATCTTATCTGGTATACTCATAAGAAGATCACGGCCTTCTTTAAAAGACATAGACTTCCCAACTAAAGAATCAACCCCTGGACCCGCGGCACCAACTTCATTACCAAGAGCACCCTTTAAAGGATTATTTTTAGTAAAAAACTCAGATAACTTAGAGATTGTTTTTTTACCTGCCTTACCAAGTGTGCCACTTAAAGCGACATCTTTAGTAAGAAAACCAGGTAGTTTAGGAAGTATTTTTTCACCAGCTTTGCCTAATAAACCCCCTATTTCCGGACCTGCTAATACCCCCGCCACAACAGCTGCTGCAGACTTATAATCTTCAGGTCTACCTAATCTAATCGCCTTCTCAATTTGATCAACACCAAGTACAGAAGTAATGGCACTATAAGCTCCGGCCAAGTTTGGTTTGTTCTTAAGAAAATCTGGTGTAAGAAAACCAATAGGATCCTTGGCATAAGCCGCTCGATTTCTCTTTTGTGTTTCTAGTGATCTCCGCTCTTCTTCTTCTCTTACTCGTTTCATTAATGCAGCATCTCCAGAAATTTGTGCTATTCTATCCCTAAGCGACTTAGTTGGACCACCAGAAGCATATTTCTTTATAGATGGATCTGTTGCATTTAATGCTTTATATAATTTAAGTTTATCACCGAAATAACCGGAATACTTACTATAATTATCCATTGCTTGTTTGG